CGGAGATTCTGATCTTTCTCGATGCAATCTACATCCAAAAAGTTCTCTTCTCTTGTCCATGATCCCAAAACTTTCTTTGCTTCTTTCTGCAGAGATTCTACAATATTTCCTTTCCCTGCGGATGGTTCAAGGACAGTTCTAATCATTTTAAAATTGAGACCTTCCACCATTTTTTCAATCAATTTATCCGGTGTCGGGTAAAAATCTTTGTTTTCTAACATATTTTTTTCCTCCTAGAAAGAACACGCCCCCTGCGGGCGCATCCACTAAAATCTGCACCCATAGGTGACGCATTGCCCTACAGGAGACAATACGGTTATTTTCTTTCGTTTAAAATATGGATAGCTTCAGATACATGCTTTTGCTGCAATCCACCATCCGATATTTTATTTACAAAAAATTTTGTCTGAACCAGAATATTTTCAAGGCCATATTTTCGATATTCTGATCTGTTGAAATCATCGTCCAGTATAACTGCCTGAATTTCATTTTTATCAGTTCTTGCCTGCAGCCACATAAAAATTTCATATGGACGGCATCCGTTGATCGTTGGTGTTTTGTCTAGTATCTCCATATCATACTGTGCTAACATATCAACCAGGTACTGATACATGCAATATGCTTTTGAATTTGATGGATCATCCAGCTCTTTCCAAGTGGATGCTAATACAATTTTAGCATCACAAGCGTGGCATAATTCAGAAAGCAATTTTACATGATATTCACTAATTTCAATGTGTATTTTTTCTGTCGCCAGGATTTCACTTTCCTTTATCGAATCAAAATAAGCCTTCGAATTCAGAACCCCATCAATATCAAGAAAAATGATTTTCTTTTTCATTTGCCATTTTCCTCTCAGTCAAAGGTCAGGTTAACGCCTTTTCAGTTTTCTATAATGCTTTTTCAACTTTCTCATATAACTTGGTTCATTACGCTCGATGTGCCATTTTCCCATTGGATATTTTTCTATCTCATCCTTGTGTTCAAGAAGATAATCCATTTTAAAACACTTACGTCCCAGTTTCCAAACACAATCATAAGGATCATACACAAGAACACATTTTCCATCATTTCTTAATCTGCACTCTGTATCTCGCACCTTAAAATGATAACCAGATTTTATTCCTAATAGCTTATGGCTTGTTTCCCAATCGGCATAGCCTTCACGATAGTCGATTTCCTTTTCAAAAAATTTGCAGTCATTTTCTTCATCCACTATGTAATGATAATCCTCTCCATGATGATCTGCTTCACAGCACCAACCACGTCTTATATCTCTTTCTTCATCCATGTATTCAGATGAAAAGACTAAATTTTTACAATCTGTACATTTTCCCATTTTATTATTTCCTTTCCGTATCTCCTCTGCCACACATACTACCATGGAAGGTGGCATGATGATTGCTTAGTTTTGTTATTTGAACATATATTTTTCTTCAAAACAACAACCTTCTGGCAGCCGAAAGTTTTTTCTCTCGCACCGTTTTTTTCTTTTTCAGGCATGCAACTGCTTCTTCTTCTGATTCAAAAATATCATCACCTTCATCGAGCCAATAGGTTATTCCGTCTTTTGCTAAAATAATATGATCATCTTCTACTGTCTCGATCACACCTTTAATAATCTCTGCAGAATCAAAATCACAGACTACATAATACAGTGTCTGACCTACTTTATAATTTTTCATTTTATTTTTCCTCCTGAATTTTCTATATTTTGTCACATTTTATATAATCAGCTTTCGCTGTATTTTAGATTAAAAAATCTATATGAAGCCTTATAAAAAGGCATAAAAAAAGACCGCCTATAGCGATCAAACTATAAAAAGCCATGTATAATTTACATGACCTTTTCCGACTTGTTTATTAATTTTATTTATGTTACATATTATACCATTGCAATAGGGGCATTTCAAGTATTTTTCTCATGGCATAGTAAATTTTACAAAGTAAAATTGACGCTTTTTCTTATCATCTTCCATTCTAAGAATTTTGCGGACTTTTTTTAATGTTCCCTTATAGGCTTTCTTCTTCTGACATTTGGGATCAATACTCCTAATAATTCGATAATATTTGGCATGAGTATATGTACTACATCTTGCACCTGTAAGATATTTGCATGCATTTCTCAATTCATTTTCAAATTTCTCTTCCTCTGTTTTTCCTGGTGTTTCGTCACCTTCATTTGCCACACATTTTCCCTTATGCATTGAAATAAAAATATTATTTTTATTTCCCCATATGTTCCAATATAATAAATATTTACAATGTCGCTCATTTCTATTGGATAATTTTATGTTAACCATACAATATCCTATAAAACATACTGAATATAACATACAAAGATCAACTAGAATCGTGTTATGCGGATATATTTGACAAATTACTGAAGTTACCATATATATAACCATTAATATCTTCATGTCTATAGGTACTGAATAAAAAAATTTCTTCATAACTATATTCCTTTTAGTGTAGCTTTTTTTTCAACCTATTATATTCTGCTGTTATATTTAATGCAAGAAAATCAGGTATTTTATTCAAATATAATTCCAGTTCTGAAATCTCATCATAATCATCATCCGTTAAACTTTCTTTGTTCGCTAATATACAATATCTTTCATATTTTCTTTGCAATACCTGTGACATTTCATTTACATTAAAATACCCATTTACAATACCGGCATATGGTATATTGCACAGTCCATCCGCAGCGAGAATTTCACTGTCTAAATCATAAATGACCGCATTTTCTATGCTATTCACAACAAATGGTGAATTGGTGGATACAATAAACTGTACATTGGGAAATAGTTTTATTAATAATGGAAGAATCTTTCGTTGCATATCCAGATGAAGGTGTGCTTCGATCTCATCTATAAATACGATCCCCGGCATGCTTAGATCAAAGTTTGCATCTAGCACTTTATCCATCTCCAAAATCAAATTTACAATGATATACATAATTGCTGCATACCCACTGGAAAGTGTCATAAAATCAAATGACAGTCTATTCTCAATCTGAATGGAAAAATGTAATGTATCTTCATCAAATGTCAACCGTGCCGTATGATCATCGAAAATCTTTTTTAATAATTTATCGAATTCATCAAACCATTCCGTTATCTTCCCTGCTTTCTCATCCTTTCCATTCATTTTGGCTAAGACCTGTCCCATCTTTTTATCTAACAGATATTTTTCAAATTTTTGTCCCGTATATTCAGTAGATCGTGTTAATTCACTATGAAAATCACGTTCTGCTTTATAATATGCTGTTATAAAATGGTTATCTGAAAGGTCCTTAGTTGGTACATTATAATTAACGACAATATTGTTGTTATTTATATTAGATGTATTTTCATAAACACTGGCATGGACGGCTTTTGCAAGTGCATCTAATAAACTGGATTTTCCGCTCCCATTTTTTCCGGTCATTACCAAGTGTTTCAAATGCGTTTCAGAAACTGAAATATTTCTTTCATTTAAGTTCCGTACATAGTTTACTTTTATATCGGTAATAAATTTCTGCATTGTCTTTTTCTCCTTTTTCATTTTTTATTATCTACCATACAAAATAAGCTGCAAAAATGAAAGCTGAAATTATTAACATAGCTCCACACAGAATGATCCATCCGTTCATTCTTACTCCCAAATATACCTGGTTTTTGTTTTTTATTCCATCAATTATTTCATATATCCCCATGGCAATTAGTACAATGAACATCAATTCAAAGTATATCTTTTTTGTCATATCATAGTATGCAAAATTTGCGCATAAAATAAATATTGCTGTCAATACAATCACAAAAACATTAGAAAATATCTCCTTTTTCATAAGCAATTCATTCCTCCGACGCTTCCATTTCAATTTCACATTCCTCATTATCTAGCCATAAAACAGAGTCATCGAAAGGTGTATAGCTTTCTGGATCTATATTGTACGGATTAAACACGCAAATTTGTGTATATTTTTTAGATTTTTTTACCTGACAATGTCTGTACTCTTTTATATCACCATTATGGTATTTGACAGTTATATTGTAAAACAATTGTTTATCTTCTGTATCAGATATCTTATTTTTCTTATAACTTGATTTTTCTTTCTCGCTTGATAAGCAGTATTTCTCTTTGTATTCTTTGACAATAACTTTATCGCCAACCAATAATGTTTTATTCGAATATACAAATATCCTCTTGCCGGATTCCGTTTCAATAAGAAACTTTATACCGAGAGCACCTCTAACATCCATAACAGTTCCGTACTCAAATTTATATTCTTTTTCATCTTGTCCCTTAACGAACATAAATGTAAACAAGTTCATTTCTATTATTATGAACGCAACTAATGCCATAGTAGTATATGTAATATATTTTGATTTATTCATTTCTGTTTCTCCTTACTACAGTTTCGATTCATCATTAATTTCGATAAGGAACTGCTTTTCTTTCAGCCTTTCAAAAACTGTCTGTCCATTATCAGTTTCAATGTAGGGAAGAAAAATTTCCTCAAATCTAACCATTTGCATATCCAAAAGAGCCATCTGCGTTGCTACCCAGTCTTTTAAAATTCGCCAAGCCACTCGTTCTGCTTGTTCCCTGGTTGCCTTGATATTTTTAGTACCTTTTTTCTTTTCCCGTATCAAGACTTCAAAACAGTCATCAATCTTTACCGGTAACCGTACCGGAATCTGCTGTACACCTGTATCAATTAAAAAGGATAATCCTGTGATACTTTCTCCGTCATAATTTTTCATGATACTCTTTGCATTATGCTTTACAAGAATATGTTCGATCTCTGATACCGTCTTGTAACTATCCACTGTTGTTGTGTAATTCAATATTGCCATCTCTTTTTTCCTCTCATTCCTTTTTGCAGTCAAAGGATCATACCAATCAACTGTATATCCTTGATTTTTATGCCATGCGGACAACTTCATGAGCGGTAAATTCGGAAAGTTATGACCATCAACATCAATTAATGCTATTCTCATACCTCGCCTTTCCTAAATACTTAGTTTAAATTGCAAATTCCATGTGAAGATATTTACCCTTGCATTCAGTTTCCCAATAATAATCTCCCTCGTACCAATCTTCTCCCTTGCATGTCTGGTCGCACCATTCTTTACAATCATCTCCGCCCTGCTCGCCACCTGTATGATAATCAGTAATATCAGCAAAATCGGAGTTCATACCATCTATGTCAAGGTTTTCCCTACACCACTCCGCAATTTCTTCATTAAGTGCCTTTCGTTGTTCGATTTTATCTACTATCTCTTTTGGAATCTTGCTCATTTCTACCTCCTAAATTCTTATTTAGTTTTTATATGTTTTTTTCTATGCTATATAAAATGTTTTCCAAGAATTTTACTATCTATTGCCAATGGATATTTGTCTTTGTTTAATTCATATTTGTAAATTTTACAATTTTCGTTGATATCACTTGATAATCCATTGTCAGGAATTCCGTTCATATACCAATATATAGCTCTCGAAATACCGCCATGTGTTACGAACAATACGTTTTCATCTTTTTCAATCAATTCGTTAATAAAATCTGAGACTCTAAAAAATGTATCTGCCATTGATTCGCAATTTGGATATTTTTGATTAGAATGAAAACCCCAAAAATTATCCCAGTCTAAATCGTAAAATGGTACTCCTGCATACTTTCCCATATCTCTTTCTTTTATTCTTGGTTCAATTTCTACTGGTATGTCCTTACTGAGATGGAAATAGAACAATGTATCTTTTGCTCTTTGAATTGGTGATACATAGATTCTGTCTATTCTTAATTTTTCCAGTTCATTATGCAAATTTTGAGCTTGTCTTATACCATTGGCATTAAGTGGTTCGGTTTCATTTGCAATTATATGGTTCTTTCCCATATCGGTCTCTCCATGTCTTACAACATATAAATTCATTACTTTTAAATCCTTATTTATCGTGTTAATCCAATGTAACAGTCGAATCATTTTTATACGTGCCGTCAATTCTCTTCCTAATAATTCTAGCACATCTTACTTCGCCTGCCTCTTCGTAAGCGTCTGCAATAAAATTAGCAAATATTAAAAATTTTTCATTATCGCCTTCCATGTGTGCTGAAATTAGATTTCCGATTGTACTTACACTTATAACCTTCATTAACCCTTTTCCTTTCCCTGTATTCTTTTCGAAAGTCTATATATTGCACACATCAATAAAACTAAGCCACATAGGATATATATTATTGCAAATATAGGATTGTGCTGAATAATAGTTAAATAACTACTTTTTGGAGTTGGTTCAAATTTCAAAATTGGAAGTTCCTCATAAGTCCATGTATTTTGAAATATAATTAAGATAAGGGTATTTCCAAGAATCCCAATAGTAGCCAATAATTCACATATTTTAAATAAAAAATTTTTATCTTGTTTTTTAGCCATTTTATCATCACCTCTCTAAATTCTAATTGAACTTCTTTAACTCACCGTTAATCATGGCAGCACCTCCACAAAATTTAAGGTTTACGCAAACCGGAGCTGTCCGGTCTGCTCTGCTTCTATCTGCATATTTGGCATCCGCTCTGCAACACACAATTCTGGCAAATTTGCTCTGACCAGTGCTGCAGGTATTGGCGGACATACTGCATTGCCGCATCTTCGCACCTGTTCGCTTCTCGGATATGTCTTGCCGGTGTAATCATGGTCGATTATGTAATCGTCCGGAAATCCCTGACATCCATATAACTCCCTTGGCTCCAGCATCCGCAGTCCAATATCCACAATCTGGTAATCAGTGCCGTTGATGGTCACAAGTCCAAAGCGATCCTGTGCTGTGACTGTATCAAGCGGATCTTTGATATCCTGCCCTGTTCCCTGTCCATAGTATTTAATCAGAAACGCTCTGACCTCTCCAAAGTGTCCGTCACCAGCCGTGATCGTTGGTAATGGCTGTCTGATATCTTTTCCGTCACAATGATTGTTCATCTGAATCAGATTCGCAGTAACAACGCTGTTATGATCCCATGCGGTCACTGTCGGAAGCGGATTTTCTACTGTTTCCCCAGCACCTTTATATCCTCCGTCATAGTACTTATGCAGAAACGATGCGACCAGCCCATATCTATTTGAGCTGTCAACTGTCATGATCGGATCTTTTATAGCCTGCCCTCTTACTCCATCTTTTGAAGTTTCTGAATGGTACTGAATCAACGTAGGACTAATAAGACATTGCTGATTGCCAGTTGTAATTGTGTGTATCGGATCTTTGCAATTTCCGCCCGGATGATTTGTCGTATTCGTTCCCATGTATGGTGCAAGCGTTGGTTCAATCAGACAATGCTCATTTTTGCTCACAATCGTTGTAAGCGGCTCTCTAACATCCTTACTTCGGTCTTTTGCAAATCCTGTCTGCCCGATCTGTACCATATATGGCTCCACAATCCCATATCCGTGCTTTCCGGTTATGGTAGGCATTGGCTCTCGAATATCGTTCGGTCTCCGCTCACCACCGTGATTACACTGAATGATAAAAGGCTCTGGATTATCCAAAACGAATTTTTTCAATCCCTTGGCAATCCTATCCAGCGTCTTTGATGCAAGTGGACGTACCGCCCGGATGCCGTATTTTTCTTTGATTTCTTCGGAAGTGTCAAAAATGCTTGGACAAGGGCGGCTGAAATCGATCTGTGTATACGCTCCAACATAAGGTTCCAGTAATCCGGCTTTTACTTTCTCACTGTCCGCGGGTGCATGTGTCGGCTCCGGCCAGACAATCGGCTTGCCATCACACCTTGCAATCAGGAAGAATCTCTTTCGCATGGTCGGTGCGCCATAATCGGCAGCAATCAGTTCTTTAAATTCTACAGTGTACCCCAGATCATTAAGCTGCTGTACAAATTTTTCAAATGTTTTTCCCTGCTTTGCCTTGATCGGATGGTGCCCTCTGTTCAATGGTCCCCATGTTTTGAACTCTTCCACATTTTCAAGCATGATGACTCTCGGTCGGACAAGTCCCGCCCACCTGCAAGCTACCCATGCAAGACCTCTGATATTTTTATCCTTTGGCTTTCCACCTTTTGCTTTACTGAAATGCTTACAGTCCGGTGAGAACCAGGCAAGTCCAACCGGATGCCCATTGCATGCCTTTACTGGATCAACTGCCCAGACGTTTTCACAGTAATGCTTGGTGTTCGGATGATTAGCCTTATGCATCTTAATTGCTTCTGGATCATGATTGATTGCAATATCAACACTGTATCCGGTTGCCATTTCTATACCAGTGGAAGCGCCGCCCCCACCGGCAAAATTGTCAACTATCAATTCTCCATGTATCATGACAGCACCTCCGAAAAATTAAGTTTCATCTGTTGATCCGGCTCATAGTTCATCCATACCGTTTCCATCCGTGGCTTTCCGTGCTCCGCACAGCTTGAAAACTGTTTTTTCTCCCATCCGTTCAGATAGTCGTTATACATTTCTGATTCATAGCCAGACAGCATAATCTTGGCTTTACTTTGCAACAAAAGTTTTAACAGTTCTTCGTGGTCAGAATCTGACATCTCATGTTTATACTGTTTCCCGGTTCTGGTACCCAAAACATACGGAGGATCAATGTACATAAAAACATTGCTGTAATTAAATCTCTCGATTACTTCTAATGCAGGTCGATTCTCAATCTGTACCATTCGCAGACGTTCCGCTATGTCAATGATCCATTCCGGCAGACGGTACCAGTTCCATAATGCATAAGCTCTTTCTCTGCCCTGTACATCATTTTTCCATCCTACCTTGCTGCCATTGGTACGGAACCCGTGCCCCTGCCAACACTGGATTAAAAATCGTAATGCTTTATGATACGGTTCATCCGGCATCATCAACTCCCATGCATCCAGCTTATATGTATCCTCATATTTTTCACGACTGAACGGTGTAGTCATTACCATTCTGGCCAGACGATCCGCATCCTCCTGTATACACCGGAAGATATTCACAACGTCATGATCCAGATCATTAATCGTTTCGATATCAGATACCGGCTTATTAAATAACACGGCCCCGCTGCCGAAGAACGGCTCTACATAGCTGTGATGTTCCGGTATCAGTTCCACCAATCGGGGAGCAATGTTCCATTTACTTCCCGGATATTTCAATACTGTTCTCATTTTCTTCAAAAGGAACCCGATATATCGTTGCCCCGGCCGGAGGTTCGGCTCCTTTCTGATATTCCATGCACATATCTACAATAGCGCATTTTGAATTTGTTTATGTTGCGTTTTATGCAACAAATTCATCGTTTTATTGCTTTTAAACCATTCAATCTAACGGCAAACCTCTCACCCCTTTCAATTTAGTTTAAAATTTCATCCAAGCAGGCATTAAAGCCCACCCGACGTATTGATGTGCTGAGATCTTCATAACCAGATTTCAACTCTGGTATCTTCTCTGGCAGTTCCCGGAGCGGACACCAATCCGGCTTTTCTCTGTCTGGTACAAGTTTTCCTGTCGCACAGCACAGATATTCGTCATCATTCTCTGTCTCATAGCACAATGTGCATTTCTGGCACACCTGTTCCGGCATATCCATAATCAATACTGCTTTATTCATCTACTCCACCGCCTTTCACGATCTCGATAGCTTTGCCAAATGCTTCATATCTTCCCTGACTTCTCCCGTCATTGTAGATCTGTTCGCCGTCTCCGTATCCGTCATCGTCGCAATCATCTGGTCTGTCCTGCTCTGCTTTCTTCAATTTTCTCAACTGCTCCACAACCTTGTCTACATCATAAGACGTCGGATATTCTTCTAGTAAATACAATACTGCATTTGTATTTACTAAAGTTCCATTGCTTAAAGTAACCGATTTTAAATCTTTCTTTAGTGCATCTGCATCAATCAGTCTCATCGTTTGCCCTCCTGTTCCAATCTGTAGTTGCTTTCGTTCGCTCGTCTTTCCCTGTTCTGATGCCTCCGTCCTGATCCATGTACATCTCACATTCATAGCTTTTTGGAAATTCTATTCTGCATTTCATACATTTGATTTTGAACATTACCCCAACAGATGATTGTGATGACTTATTTGTAATGGTTAAGAACATTGCGTTTCCACCGCAGAACGGACATGGCTTCAATTTTTCGTTCATTCTTCATCCCCCCAATCTAATTTCTGACCACAATCACAATATACGGTATCCTCTTCCAATATGTCTCCACAGCAAGGACATCTCCCTATAAGACCGACATAGCTGTCTCCGTCTTTTATCTGGGATATTGATTTCACTTTCTTCGCTGTCTGCTTCTCCACCGCTACCCGGCATTCTTCCGGTGTGCCGATCGCCTTATATTCTTCCCACACCTTAGCATCCTCGTTTGTTAAAAGGCAAAATCCCTCATGCTTCTCCCCTTCAAACACCGTTTCGATAAAGTGGTGCATCAAAAGCGGAATATCTACGTTGGCATGATAACGTTCTTTTAAGTCTTTTTCGATTTTCCGGTATTTCTGTACCTCTTCCAGTGCGTTTATTGCCATTGCATAAGCATTTTCAAAAGATTTCCCCCATGATGTATCACACGGAATCGCTTTTCCAAGTTCGTTACAATCATATTTTAATTCTTCAATTGCTTCATTCTCCGTCATGACTCTATCTTTCATTTCTGCCAATTCCTCCTGACTGAATTTTGTGTAACCGATTCCACAATTTGTAAATCCTCCCGCTCTATACGCTATGGTTCTCGGCATCTTGCACCTCCAACAGTTCCGGGTTATCAATCATGTTTCCGATCACTTCAAAATTCTCTGAATCAAAATCATCCAGTGCCTCGTAGTCATCACAGCCCGGCTCATTCGCACACCATCCGTTTTCATGCCACACGACACGCTTTCTCGTCTCATCTTCTGGAAACTTAACGTCGATATGCCCTGAAAGAATATCATTCTCAAAAATCAGCTTACCGTTCTTATCAGGTATTGCGGTGCACTGGCAGATGGTAGATGCATCTACAACACAACGACAGAAGAAATCCAAACTATCCTTTGCGTAGAAATAATAACTTTCGTTGCCCTTTTCCGTGCAAAATGGGTATGACAGATATCCTTCCACCCACTCTCCATTATCAATCCGCTTTCCACGGCATAAATATCTATTCTCCATCACGTTCCACCTTTTTTCCTTTGCAAAATCCTCTATGTTCATGCACGGAGAAAGAAATACTTCCGGTCTGCTTCATGTAAGTCAATTTTTCTCCGGTCAGCTCACATTTGTGTTTACATTCGTTCAAATACTGGCATCTTCCATCACAATACATCGCTTTCCCCCTCCATTTCTTTCAACTTGGCTTCGGCTTCATCTCTGGTAAAGAAAATTACTTCTCCAAAACGATGTGCAAATGTAAAGTCATAGTTTTCAAACCATATTTGCGTAGTAAAATCCGTTCCTTCCATTTTTTCAATCTCGATTTTCAACACCCTATGTTTTGAAATTTTTTTACTTGCCTTATTAACTTTATAAACAATATCTCCCACCTTACACGGCAACCGCAGAAGTAATCCCTGCTCCTCGGCATCCTCATAGTCTTTGAGTTTCCGATATACGGCATCTATTTCCTCGCAATCCGGTTCACATGCCCTTTCCCACAGTTCATCATCAATCCACAATGGATTTCTCTCTGTTAATCTCTCCATGCTATCCCTCACTTTCTGCAAATTTTGCATATTTCCAATCACACACATATGCCTGATCTCCAGCACTCCATGATGTAGTGCCCTGTTTCCATGCATACACTAATCCGTTTTTGTATTTTGCAAAGTATCTCCGATCCCATACACAGGATTCGCTATGTCTCACAAGAATCGGTGTATCAACTGGAACTCTGCTCCAATCAACCTGTGGTTCGACATATTCACTGTTCGCCCATTCGTTAACATTTTTTCTGCAATTAATATTACTGTTGAAATCACACTTGCTACATGATGCACCACTGCACTGTCTCGGCTTTCCATCGATTATAGCAATGCTATGTCCCTCACATGCAATATTTAAAATCTCTTCCGCGTATTTTTCTCTATTCAGCATCTTTCTTCTCCTTCCCGTACCGCAACTGATACGGTACTTCCTTAAAATCTCTCAATGCATCCGGGTTTGGATGCTTTGGTATTCTCGTCTGACGGTTTTCCATCTCTGCTATGATTCTGCGTCTCTCTTTGCTTTCTCCGTGCAATTTATACCTCCGTCATTTCCCAAGACTGTTTACAAGCTGTTCTGACCTCGTATAGGCCTTATCCAACAGTTCTAAATATTCGCCAAGGGAAATCTGTGCCTTTTCAGATAACTCCCTCGGATAACGCTCTAACAAATCCTTGACGCACTGTTTCATGTCTCCAAAATATCCGATTGTTCGAACGCTTTCTTTTTCATTGCCGTCCTTATCCTGTCCGGCATATCTCTGTCTCAGGGTGTGATTCAGAGAATCAATCTCCACAAAATATCCATCCTGCAGTTCCACAACTAACTTGTCCATCAATCATTCCTCCTATATTTCATACGTCTTTCCGATAAAACGCTTATCAATGTACTTACATTCCCATTCCAGTACACTTGCGATCCCCGTCATGGTTTCATATCCGGTAGCAAGGCAGTTAATCAAATATCTGATTCTCTCATAAACCTGTCTGATCTGATTTCCCGAAAATTTAAACTGTGTTTTAAGGCAGACACCCAACATAGCAAAATAATTAAATACCTGTGCCAGCAAAAACTTATTTGCCTGTATCATGCAGTTCGGTGCAATCTTTCTCTCTACCAGATAAAAGCTCTCACGATACGGAATCTTATTAGTTTCCTCTCTCACGTCAATCTTGCATTTATCTTTCAGATAAAAACCAAGTTCATCGCCTGTCGTTCCATCCTTTGCATTCTCCACATATGCATCAATAGTCTGCTCAACCTTTATGATTCTTTTGTGTCCGAATCCGAACTTATCATGCAGTGCCTGATATGCCATCATACGGACGTTATAATAGGATTCCTCTATCAGATAATCCGCATTGCTTTGTGCCTTGGCGTGTCTCTGTATTCCAATCAGTTCACTCTTGGAATATCCAAGTGTCTGCATCCGCTTTTTCTTTCTTGCCAGTGCATTACTCATTTGTTCTTCCATCTCCTCTCTACATCCTCAAAATGGCTAAATACAAGACTTTGAACATATTTTGATATATTTGTCCGTGCATATTTTTTAATTAGCATTTCCCCTGCTTCCATCATTCCTTGGAACCACTCATCTTCGTTATCAGCTTCATAAAACTGCTGCCGAAATTTATAATAGTCATTAAAAAACTGCCATTCTTCGGAACCTTTTTCAAATTTCTTACTTGCCATAATCATTCACCTTTTAATCAAATGGTGTGATGCCACATACTTCTCGGAAACCGTCTTTCTGTCGCATCCGTGCTTGAATCTGTTCAATGGTTTCGGTTCGCTCGATGAATCTCATGTGATCACCGTCAAATTGGAGAACTTCTTTTAAATGTGTTCCCTGCCTTTGCTTTTCAATTTTCCATCCCTTATATTGACCATCCTCATCAAGATTCCATAACAAGATAATGTTTGATGCATCCTGCTCAACGTCTCCGGATTCTCTCAATTCTGCCATGGTTGGCTCTTTTGTTTCTCTCATCTCTGATATTCGATTAAGCTGAGACAGTACGATAATTGGCACATGCAGTTCCATAGCCAAGGCTTTGATAGCTTTTGAAATATCTCCGACCTCGGATGCACGGTTACCGAATCTTCGATCAGCCTTGATTAACTGCAAGTAGTCAATCACGATCACATCATATCTTTGGTGCCTGCATTCTGCCCGGATTTCACTTACCGACTTCGCGCCGGTTGAAATAGTGATGCTATACCCGGAAAGTGTTTCATTCGCCTTGTCGAATGCTTCTTTCTCCCCACCAAGAAAAGCCTTTGCCCGGCGAACCCTTGTTAGACCGATTTCAGACATTCGAGAAACGAAACGCTCATACACCTGTGATTCGTTCATTTCAAGGTTATAGTAGCCAATGTTGTAATCCTTTTCTGCCATCTGCCCGATCATTTGCGTAACGATTGCAGATTTTCCAACTCCCGGTCTTGCGCCAATTACAGTAACGTCTCCGCCTTCCAAGCCGCCAAGGCAATCATCTGTTCGATAAAATCCAGTTTTTATCAATCCCTCGCCTACATGCTCATTGAAATAATTCCCTTTATTTTCTGCAACAATCTGCTTCATAGTTTTTGAGTGAACGGTTTTGTTTTCTTGGATTTCTTCGAGTTTCGTGAGAACTTCAGCTATAGAATTGTCAATATCACACGGTCTAAGGCTCACTCTCTGGAAAAGGCTTTTCGTTTCCCTTGCCCGCCAATCCTTAATGACTGCATCCGCATAACTTTTTATTGCCGTTGAGACTGGGGTAACAGATATGCATTCTTTCAATTCGCTTGCAATTATTTCCGGCTCCCATTTGTGGTTTTCAAGTGTCTGAGACAGTGAAACGACATTAATATTTTCTCCGCGATCATACATGGCAAGCATTTCAGCAAAAGCATCTTGGCAAAATTCCGTACTAAACATTTCCGGCTTTAATTTGTTATAAACCTTGTACATGGAATCATTGTCAATCAATACACATCCGATCACTCCAATTTCTGCTTCCGTCAACTGCTCTCACCTCGCTTTCGTTTCTCAACTTGACGAATCCAGTAATCGCAATCCTCTTTCAGCCAATCACCATATTTCGGAATATAACGATAATTTGTATCATCTGGATTCTTCTCTATATAGTCAGTAACATATGCCACTGTAGCCTCATATATCAGCTTTGCAACGGCTTTTCTGTTCGGTTCGATAACTTCTAAAAGCTTGTCCATCCATGCTACCTTGGCAGACGTTAACGACGTTTTCTTTGGATATGCATTGATCGTGTATTCCCATCCCCATTCCGCGTCAAAGTCCAAATCAGATGCAGGCACGCTTTCTTTTGTATTTTCTTTCTCTATCTCTATATCTGTATCTATATCTTTCTCTATATCTATCTCTACATTGCAATTTTGTTGCAAAATGTTGCACTCCGTTGCTCCACTGTTGCATTGCAACGCTTTTTGTGCATTTTCCCTAGATTTACGACTTCTACGAGTGCTTGCCGTCTCGCTTCCTAAGTTATCTTGCACAAAAGGCAACTTGTACTCAATGGAATCTGATGTTTCAAGCAATCCGCAGGAAAGAAGATACTGAATCGTTACTTGAACATTGATTTCGTCCTCGTCAATATCAAGGGCGATCTCTTTGTAAAATTCATCTTCCAATCCGGAATATTCCAGATAGCCACCTTTTTTCAACGACAACAACTGCATCTTAAGATAGATGATCGTATATGTATCGCCACCAGCCATCTTTCGGAGTTTTTTGATTCGTTTGCTATCAAAGAAATCATCCATCAGTTTAAGCCAGTAATACCGCTTATTCTCCGCCATTTTCACTACCTCCAAGCAATTCAATAACCTTTGCCCCAGCATCTTCCGGGCGACAAAATACGAACTCAACGCCATACTTAAGTTGCATTGTCAACATAGCTTTTGCCAATACCTTGCCAGATGTCGGCTTTGTTTTCGGTAGCGGTACATTCAGCAATTTTCCAAGCGTGTGCATATATGCAATATTGTTATACCGGTCCACTCGAGGATTATGCCATGTAGATACATCATTGACGGAATACACCTTGTCTGTATTTTCAATAAGCACATATAACTTAATTCCGTTGTTCTGCGCCAAAATACACTCGTCACGGAATCTCGGATGTGCTCTTCCACAGATGTTCCCAGCAATTTCCTGCATGTCTTTTTTCGTGTCAACGGAAACATCATATGTGCCAAGAAAATCCATCTTTTTAAGTTCCATTTTTCTAGCTGATTTTCTACGGATAACATCCGCTACCTTGTCTGTGGCAATTATGTAATCTCCAACCGGCAATGGTGCACGCAAGACTTCCATATCGTGGCTTTTAAAATATCTATTCTTAAGGATATGTAAGCCCTCTTTCTGTCCTTTATCCTCAATTATTAACACGTATTCTCCTTTCTGGCGGTCACTTTTAGCAACCGCCAAAGGTATCTCATGGCTTTCAATTTAGTTTTGTGATATATTAAATTCCATACCAAAGTCAGATACCGCATAAACTGGTTTCTTTTATGCTTTCACATTGGTGTTTCAACCTATCAAAACGGGCAAAGGTTCATATCAACCTCTAATCCTTTTTCTGCAATATAAACATTTGCTCCATATTTAACTGTTTCTTCTGTCCTTTGTTTGAATAGTGCGGGATCTCCGCTTTTATCTGATAAGTGTATTAGAACGACATTTCGCAATGCCGGATTATCGTTAGTAGAAATAAAGTCAAGTGCCGTTGGTAAGCTCATATGACCTCTTAATCTGTGTTCGTAATTTGGCTCTTCTCGGTTCACAAACTGCATATCATAGTTGGCTTCCACCATGATGTGATTAACACCATTAAATCTCCATCTGACGTATTCCGTGTCTGTTGCATACACAAGGCTTCCCATCTCTGGATGCGTAATGTAAAACCCAACGCACGGGCACTCTGAACCGTCTCCGTTGTTATGTAGCCATCTTCCAGATTTATCACGGTTTTCAAATGCCCTTATGTCAAAATTTCCTTTTCTAAAACGCATTTCAGAATATTTTATCGGCGGTCTGCATGGTTCAAAAACAGGAATGCCAGCTTGCACATATTGTAAGCTATAAAGACTATGGTCAATATGGAAATGGGTAGTAATCACAGCCTTAATTTTCATCACATTGAAATCCAGTGCTTTCTTGACTTCCATAAAAGGCAACCCGGCTTCGATTATCAAAGCTTCCTTGTCATTCTCCAGCATGTAGCAATTACCGGATGAACCAGAACCTAATGTTTTAAGTTTCATACCTCTTTCACCTCAATTTTCAAATATGTGTTTATTATCGATTATCCAAGGATGTTTCGTGTAGTCTATATGGCTTGCCGCATTTGCAACTGTTTTCCGTAGCATCTTTAAATGTTCCTCACAATGCTTTCTTCCAGATACCGCCGGTCTACCACAGATTATGCACAATCCTTTATCCTCCCGGTACTCCCTTTGGCTTGTGGACTTCTCGCACGAACGCCTCTTTGCCAAACACCTGTTGCATAAAACAGTTCCGCATACTGCATTACGTTTTCCACACTTCACGCATATTCCACTGGACTTATTCATGTAATATCTGGTACGGACTCTTTCTTTCCGTGCTTCTGCCTGTTCCGGTGTTTCCCTTGCAAGTCTCTTAGCTTCTACCTTCGCTTTCTTCTCCCGGCACTCAGCGCACATTTTGTACTGCGTTCCCAATATGCCTTTGTGACATCTGGAGCATATACCAAGAGATACATAAGGGTCTTCCGCTTTTTCTCTCATTCGGCATCCTCCAAAAACCATATTCCTTCCGGTTTTAAAAAGTTGCCCTGAACAATGTTCTTTCTGAATATACTTTCTGCTGTCGGTGCAAGATCCGTAAGTCTCTGTATGCTCTCTTCTATGTTGTCTGCCAGAATATCAATGCCGAATAATGTCTCTGCAGCTTCCGTTTCAGTCATTCCTATTGACAGTTTCCGTTTCAAGATTTCCACAAGGAAATTTCCAGTACCACACGCAGGCTCCAACACTGTTCCTCTCCAACACTCTGCACCACCATTTTCATCTTCCAACATATTGCACATCTTTTGTACCATCCAGCCCGGCGTATAAACTTCTCCAAACTTTTTGACGCGTTCTCGGCTTTTTGTAATTTTTTCTTTCTGCCTATTTTCCATTTCTGTGATAAAACTCACTCCTCACATCAATAATCTGTCTTGTCTGTCCCAACAATGCCAGATTATGCTTTGCCCTCTGCTCATTGTCACAGATAAATTGCTTGCAAATTTCTGGTCGAACCGGATAGATTCTGCATTTCTCGCAACTCTTATCCGTATCAAGAAAAGGGCATGTCATATCATACGTTCTATTCGCAGTGGGAAGAAGATGTTTGCACTCTTTGATATGGTTCTTACGAATATATCTGCGAATGGTATCTACTTCTTTTCTGCTCATTGGTAAAAGATTGGAACAGCAGTTACCGCATTGGCTACATTTCCCATCTTTGCAAAAGTTGTAAATGTTATCTTCCATTCCTTTCTGTACGGATTCTAAAAATGATATAACTTCCATATGCTACTCCAATTCTTCCTCTGCCGGAAACTGAAAGATAGCATTGCTAATGCATTCTATTTTTGACGGCTGATTTTCTGTTTGCACCATAATACCGCATTTCTTTAATCTTTCAAATTTCTTTGCCACATCTTCCGAAACATCAACATTCTGCATTACGATAGGCATACCGATATATGCATATCTAAGCATTTCCATGGCTTTCTTTGCTTTTTCTTCCGTGGAATATTTAGCTGTTATTGAAGTCTCATTGTCTCCGATTGCCTGCATCCGGACAAATGCTGCTTCTTTCGCCCTTGTATCAATAAAAACAATGCTATTTTCGTACGGAAAATCCAATGTGCCGTCCTGTGATATAACTCTCATGCATCCACCTCTAATCTTTCATAAAGTCCGGTACGTTCTCGTCATTCTCAACGACTTCTCCGGCTACTTTCTCCGGCTCAACTACTTCACTCCAGGTCTCAATAGCTTCGGATTCAGCTACAACAAATGGCTCTGAATTGGCATTTTCGGAAATATCACGCTTGACCTGTTCCTGCAAATCTTCCATCGGATATTCCTTGAAATCGTTGTCCTGCATTTCCTCTTTCGTATATAATCCCATTGTCAGCTCCGGGCAATTCAGACTGGAGAAGAAAGATGCGGCTCTGTAACGAAGCATTAACTGTGGCATGGTTTTCCACTTACTACCGTTCTTACTAAGCCATCCCTCGGATTTAGCCATTTCCATGTCCACGGTCATTCCCTCAACTCTACGACCATTTTTCGTAGTCCAAGCAAGGCACGAATAAGGCTTGCCATCTTTATCTCTAGTTTCCTCAAACTGTAATTCCATATCGAATTTGCCGGAATTATTGATTGCCGCAATCAGAAACTTTGAACTCCAAGACGGTCTCCCCTGGATTACATACAGATTCTGCATAACCATCAGTGGGCTTACTCGCAGTCTCTGCGCCTGCTCAATAGCAATCAGACAGTTTGCATCGTTCTTCTGGAATGTTGCCGGAACGATAGTTGAACTCGCCAACGCCTTTGCCATCTGCATAGCCATAATGAAATTATCTGATGTTCCAAAAATTCCAAGGCTATAGTCTGTAACCTTGTTGTTGCTGTGTGCAACCTCTGTCTTTTCCTCTGTCTTTGCTACTGCTGTGTTCTCTGCCATAATTATTTTTCCTCGCTTTCTTTCCTTATTGCTTTTTTAAATGCTCCATTTTTAAGAAATTTCAAAACAAGATTGAGTTGCATATTCTTGAAAACCTCTATGTGCTTTGTACTGTGATACCACATTACCCATTCCTGTTTCAAAAGTTCCTCAATGCTTGTAATCTGCTCACCCTCTGCGAATTTTCGCTGACTTAAAAGGTATTCCCTGTGTTTTTGAATGTTCTCACATTTTGCGCACTCTTCGGAAGAATACCTTGAACAATGCTTTCCGTTAAGGTTTATAGACAATGCACAATATCTACATGGATTAACTCTCATCGTCACCACCGCTTTCCTGTTCTTCATATTTCTTCACAACTTCCACCTTATCAGCACCGTAGGTTTCCACCCATGCCATATCTGCCGCTTCATCTGTAACCGTCAGCTTTGCACCCTTGGCATTTACAACCGTGTCACCAGCTTTCACGGAATCCTCGGTGCGATATGTATAGCTTCTTGTGCTGTTTGGAAATTTTGCTTTGATATAATGCATTTATCTGTAACCTCTCTTTCCTTTATTCCTCGCGTCTTTTTCGCAATACGGAAGAGAACAATGTCCGGATTCTGCAAAACCCATGAACCCTTTCTTGCTTGCACTCTTCCAACGCTTGCACGACATGCACCACGCATCAGGCTGTGTGATGTTGTTGCTTATTCCAACTCTAGACATTCTACATCCTCGCTTTCTTAGTGAAAATCCGCTTCCGGTTCTTTTTCCGGTCGAATATAACTGTCATCATATTCCTTATCAATAACGATAGCCGTTTTAGCTCTGGATAATCTCAAGAGTAGCACCTCAAATTCACTCAAGTTTCTAAGTGACGAAATCGTCAAATCCTTATAGGAAGAAAGTGTATATGGTTCTTCTTTTCCGTTATCCCATATCCACTTTGACACAGGAATTTCAACATTCAGTTTTTCATCATGCTCATTTTCAAATGTGATAACTGCTCTTTGCACACTGCTCCATGATGGCTTATCTTCCAGCTCAAACCGCATTTCACATTCCACGTATTGATAAGAAACGCCATCATCGTAATCAATGTCTAAATCTTCTGTGTCAATATCCCTTTCACATTGTTTAATCCATGCCTTGAACAAATCCGTAAGTTTGATTTCTTTCTGCTCCGGCTCCATCATAAGGTCTTTAAAATTCTCCAAAATCTTTTTATTTCCAATACAGAAATCCGAATTAACAATCTCTGTTAAAACAGAATCAAGTTTAGGAAGGTACTCTGAAAAATCATAACTCTCAATGTATGGAACCATTACTTCTTTTACCTTTTTCTCAATGGCATGCTTTGCATCTCCCCAGCGAAAAGCATCTTCGATTGCTCCTCCCAATGCATTCATAAATTTTTCTTTGACAATTTCACTTACTTCATCCGAAGATAAACTTTCCGATGCTATTTTCAATAATTCTTCTTTCATTTACACACCCTCCACTTTCAACTGTTTATCCTCGGAAACACTCAAAAGAATTAACTGTGCATCCATATCCGGCACATTAAATTCATTCAGCGATTCGGCGTTATCTACGAAAATCGGTACGCTCACACCGTATAACTCGCTAAGAGAACGGATAATATCAAGTCCGGCTACGATTCTATGACCACTGTTTAAAGCCGAATACGGAACGCCATTCACAGTACACTCACAACAATCTTTCATACCGCCATTTAACTGCATTTCAAAGAGTTTGAAATTTACGGTCTTGAAATGGCTGTTAATAGATTCTGAAACCTTATCCAGCTTGAAACGAATGAACTCTTCCAAGAGATAAAGCATCTGTTCCTGATCGGCAACTTTCTGCCCGATTTCTTTCTGCTCGTCACGAAGCGTTTCGATACGATCATCAATCGCCACATTGTTAGCCGCCTGCGCGATAACCTTGTTCACCTCTTCAAGCTGACTCTGCAGATCGGCTTTCTCGGCTTTTAAATCAGTAACAACCTTGTCTGCGCCCTCGGATTCAACCTTTGCAATATCAGCAAGAATCTTGTCATGCTCTGTTTTCAGCTTCACATACTCTTCATTCTGCGAATAATCAGCTTCTGCCGGGATCTCGGATAACTGCTTTGCATAATCATTCTGCTTTGCAAGTGCCTTGGATTCCTGCTCTTTGAGTGCCACAATGTCTTCCTGCAACTTGGCGTTTTCCTTTGTCAATCGCTCAATATCAGCCTTGCAAGCGTTGCCCTTGTCAATCAGACCTTTAAGTTTTGCGCCCTTTGCATCATCAAATGCTTTGCGTGCATCCTCTAACTGCTTGGTGGCACGTGCCTTGGCATCTGCCTTTTTCTGCTCAAAATCAGCCTTAAGAGACTCAATCTTATCCTGCGGCAACTTCTGACCACATAAGGAACAAACCGTTGTAGATTCATCAAATTTCCACTTGGATTCGTCAAAGAGATATGGCATTTCATCAAATGCCTTGGAAAATTCTGCATTGTATTCAACACCAAGATTTTTCCGCTCTGCATCTGTATCGGAAATTGTCTTCTCATTTGCCTTGATCTGATTTTCCGCAGACTGAATCTGATTATGTAAGTCATTGAACTCTCGTGTTGCATCATCCTTGGCACTGTCAAGACCTCTACGTTTTGCGGAAAGTTCGTCATTCATGACCTGCATAATGCCGGACATATCAAATTGCAACTGCATTTCCTTGCTTCTCAAATCGCCTAACGTGCTACCGGCATTCTCCATTTTCTTGTCACATTCAGCGATTCTTATTACCAGATCTACCTTTGCAAGTTCCTGCTCTGCCACGTCAACATCAACCTTGGATTTCTCGGCTTCATCAATACGTACCGGAATCTCTGACTGTTTCTTTTTCCACTCTGTAAGAGCTTTCTGAAATTTTGCACGAATATCATCCGTGGACGGTGCTTTCTCCAACTCGCCGAGTAATTGGGCATACTTAGCATCTGTCTGCGCCAGTTCAACATCCGATACATCCGTTACAAGGCGCATCAGAATATCCCGCTGCTCTTTCCATTTCATGGAAGAGAAATACTGCGGATTGGCCAGCATCTTGAACATATCCTCGCTCTGTGCCAGACTGGAAATATATTCTTTGAAATCAGCTTCACTTTTTGGATAACCGTCAATCTCAAATGAATTGACATTTCCCTGCAATGCAACAGTATCAGTACCACGTTTCTTAACCCAATTCTGCTTCTGAACCTTTGAAAGTTCCACTTCTTTCCCATCAACGTCAATAACTCCCACAACCTTAATTTCTACATTATCAATGCGGTTTCCGTCCTTATCTAATGGTCGAACATTAAACTTTTCCTCTCCGGCACTGTTTTTATTGAAAAGCAGCCATGTAAACGCATCGAAGATTGTTGTCTTTCCTGCGGCGTTCTGTCCTTTAATACTTGTCTTATTAGAGAAATTCACATCAAGGCTCTTAATTCCCTTGAAATTCTCCATATGTAATGATCTAATTTTCAGTTTCATTTTCCTTCTCCTTCCACTCTTTATATTTTTTAAGTGCCTCTTCAAAGCATGCTTCATCGTCAATATATCCAAGAGCTGACTCTATAATTTTTGAATTAATAGTTGTTCCCTTTTTCCCCATCAGCTCAATGTCTCTTTGGTGCTCATTTGCAATAATGGCACATGCTGTATGAACTTTCGTCCTGCATGCAACCAGATCTGCATATTCTTCAACGGAAATTGTAACGGTATTTTCTGCCATCTTAATTTTCCTCCTCTAATACATTGATTTTGCTTACAGACACCTCGTATGCTGTTCTCTGTTCTTCTGTTCCATCTTCATATTTCTTAATATATCCGCGGCTCTGAATGCGTCCATTGATCTCAATATGAGTTCCTACTTCCAACTGACCAACAAATCTTGCATTTCTACCCCAAACAACACATGGGATATAATCTGATTTTCCGTAGGAACGATTGACTGCGATTAATAAATCTGCAATTTCTCTTCCAAGCGTAGTTTTCCTGTAAATCGGTTCTTTGCATACATATCCGTCAAGCTGGATTTTGTTCAAATCTGTATGCTCTCCCGGATTCGCTTTTTCAATTTCACAGACGAATACATATAATAACAGACAATTTCTCTTTTCCTCGTGTTTGTTATAAGAACGATACACACCGGAAACATTAACGGCAGTGCCCGTGTATTTATCGTTCAGATTGATTAATCTCTCTGAAATAATTAATGGGATAATATCAGCCGTCCCACTTAATCTATCCACTTTGAGGTACATATTATAAAATCCCTCTCCAAACACCTCATGGTTAAATTCCGGCTCTGAGATAATCGTTCCTGTAAGTTCCACTTTATTGTTTTCTGCTCTCATATTTGAATTTCTCCTTTTCTTATGCTAAAATAGGCGCAAATAGCTTATGCTATTGCTTTGATTGGGAATCATTCAGCTTTGGTCGGTTCGGATGATTCCTTTTCTTTTTCATAACTTCTTTATAATAAGGAAGTTTCTCTTTATCTTCGTTGCTGTCGCATATATAAATAATTCCATCGTCTGTTTCTTCATCTTTAAAAACATGATCCTCGACTATTTCTTCTGCTTCCTGCCAGTCTCCATCCACTTTGCATCCTATGTAGATCAGTAATAATCCACCTAACACAGGAATAGCTACCATCGGATTTACTGTTGCATCTGCGCTGATTCCAAGAAAAAAGAGTAACGCACCGGCTAATTCAATTACCTTTGCTAACTTCTTCATAGACACATCACTCCTACCACTTATAGGAACCATTGGCAATCTCATCACCATACAAGGAAACAAAATCTGTTATTAATGCGATAAACTCTGAATTTGTCGGTTTTCCTTTTTCCACTGAAACCGTATAGCCAAAAATTTTGTTGATCGCATTTGTATTGCCATTTGTCCAAGTAACTTCTATCGCGTGCCGGATTGATCTTTCTACTCTCCAGACTGTATCGCTGTTTTCTTCTGCGATTTCAGTATAGAGTCCTTTAATAATGCTGATAAGTTTACTTCTGTTTTCAAGACATTTCTCAACCGCACTTATTATGTAACCGTAACCCTTAAGGCTATGTTTTACGCCGATCTGATCTAATGTCTTTCTTAAAGCAATGTTCATTTGTCTATCCATGAATACCTCCTGTTAATCCTTTCCAACTCCGTATCTGATTGCCATTTCCTTCACGATGGCTGTATATCCTTCGATCAACTTCTTGTCCTCTGCAATAATATCCACATAGGATAATTTGTCCCTGGTTGATTTACAGATACCCTCGTCAGCCATTCTCCTGCGCTTGTTAGTCAGCCGCTGCTTCAGATTTACACCCATTCGCTTTGACAACAGTTCGTAGCTTTCGGCTCTTACTTGGCTGTATGCCTGCCCGCCACCAAGTTCCATGCTGATCTTTCTTAAAATATTTCCAGTATCATCACGCCATGATGTTGTATCAAGTGCAACCACTTCTCGGATGCTCTCAACTCTCCGTTCCACATGGTTCAGTTGTTCCGCCTGCCGTTTCTGTTCCAGTTCCATTTTTGCCTGTCCATCAGCAATGGCATAAAACATTTGCATTTGTGGCGAAAGCTGTGAACGGTTGATTGCCATTTCTTTTGCCTTATCCTCAAGCGTTGCAAAATAATCTCTTGCAAGTTCACCTTTATGGTTTTTCTGGGTCATGGATAGCTTTCTAGCAAACTTGGAAGTCAATTTAAAATCTTCTCTCTTTTTAGTTCCAACTCCCGACTCGTACTCAAGTACGAACCGAGTAAAATCAATGTTTTCTTCTGCGAACTCGTTTTCAGTAATGTTTGTCTTGCACCACTTTGAATAATTGCTTGGGTTCAGCTCCAAGAAAGAATATAGCTTGCTTGCTGTAGTCATTCCGTTTTCATCGACACCAAGTGCAATTTCGATTGGTGTCTGCATTTTGGTTGTTTCTAAATTGTTCATTCATTCTTCTCCTTTCCGGATTTTTGCAATAAAAAATCCAACTACCGCTTGATAGTTGGAAAATACTGGTTGTCTCTATTTTGCTTTGTTGATACAATTAATGTACGGCGGCGGCCATCATGAAAGGAACTGTTATCATGAAAATCGTTAGTATACTTATCTCATTATTGGTATGGCGTGTTACCGGTTACGACTTCTTCATAATTCTAACCGTAACATCCATGACAATCGACCTATACAAAGGATTTAAAAAAGTACAAAAGAGATTAAATAAAATACTAAAGATGATGCGGAAAATAAAGCAATAATGTAACTCATTTCCTGCCGCCGTCGCATATTAATTGTATCAACTGATTTCCTGTGTTACAAACACATTTAATCTGCAAATTCCGACAAATTTCTCAACTATCAATATCTTGTTTTCTATTCTTCTGTTTTTGAGTTCCCAGTCTCTTCTACTGGCTGATTTTTTGAAACGCTTGCTGAACCCTCAACCATGCCAAGAACGTAGCCTTTCTGAAAGTCGTTCATTTTTGGAATGGCTTCTTTGAGTTTTTCAACAACTTTCTTTTCCTGTTCGCTCATTTATTTCACTTCCTTTCTGTGATATACTTTCCTTATTTAATAGGAAAGGTGGTGTAAATATGGATAGTGGTTATTCTGAAACATTCGCTACATATGAAACTGTTGATAAAGGTATATATGTATGTATGCAATGTGGCGGTAAAAATAAAAAGGGAATCGTCACTGTAAAGCAAGGCGAAATGCTGCCAGAATGCAAAGAATGTGGATATACTACATGGATTAAAGTAATGTAGGATTTTTAAACACTCTTTTTTCTTCTTCGAGCGTTTGGTTTGTAACCGCCAAGTTATTATCAACCAAATGCTCAATGAGGAAAGTTCTTTTTACCACTCTCGGTCCGCCTCCACATACTTGTGAAACATGCAAATACATTTTCCCATCTTTAATAAATGGAATAATAAGTATGCTCTGCAAAAACTTCCACTTCACAAAATGCTTATTAAAAAATGCAACGGCACAATCCTTGATTTTTTTCATCATCTCTTCTCCTTTCTGGTAACTTTTTAAGTTACTTTCTTTGCAAAAAAAATATCCATTGGATTTTGGATGTGAAGGTTATCAATCATAACCTGAATTTCGTCACTTCCGAAAACGCCCTTACTCATTCTCATATAAAATGTTTTTGGCGTAACTCCAATCATTTCCGCAACATCAGCCTGTGTTTTGCCATTTTCAGCAATAACGCCGCGAAGTTTGTTTGTATCAACCATCTTACTACTCCTTTCTAACTTCGTAACTTTTGAAGTTACTTTCATTATATTCCATTTTGGTAACTTGTCAAGTTATTTTTTTCTTGACGAGTAACTTTTTTGTGTTATAATAAAGTTACCAATAGGAAAGGAGGGAAACTCAAATGACAATCGGAGATAGGATAAAAAAGCAGAGAGAGCTTTTAGGTATTTCACAAGTAGAGCTTGCAGAGAAAATGAAAGTTTCAAAGCAAACACTATATAAATATGAAAACAACATTATTACTAATATTCCAAGTGATAAAATAGAAATTATTGGGAAAGTTCTTGAAGTTTCTCCATCTTATTTAATGGGTTGGGAAGATAATTTAGAAAATGCACCAGATATTCTTCCAGACCTTATGTCGGATAATGAATTGCTAGATAATTTGAAAATGCTAATGGAACTTAGCAAAGAACATCGACAGACTATATTTGACAATATAACCTATTGGCATGAAAAAGAGGGGCACTAAATGCCCCACTTTTTTTTGAATGAAAGTATTGTGTTATATAAAAATTTCAAAAATCGCTCGTTGTCGCACTTAACGACCATTTCAGTTATTTTTTCCTTGTAAAACGCTGTTTCCTCATTGCAATCTTTTTCCCCCATCTTATTCTCCTCCAATCATTCCGCACTTCCGATAGCGATACACAAATTATAGAACTTATGTTCGATACCGTCAACCCCATTTGACAAATTGCTACAAATTACAAACTCGTTTGTAGTTGAGGGACAAGAAAACGCCTTATCCCGCCCCTCAGCCAGAACTTGAAGTGCCCTTATCGGACAATTTTATTTTACAAATTTTCCCGCAAACATTCAATTTCTTTCGGTCGCAAGTTTCGACAGGTAAATTTCTTATTGTCGCAGAATGTCGATTGATTAGTTTAAATTTTGTTAAAAAAATTAATTACTGGTTGAAAATTATGCATCTGCCAGTTATCTGTGATGAATTTTAAGTGCATAATTTTCCTTTCTGCCCGTAGGCTTGTTATTTAAAAGAGCCGGCTACACAACACATGGTCATGTAATCGGCTCTTAGGCTCTTGATTTTATTATATTTAATTTTTAATGCAGTTTTTTTACAGCTTAGGTGCGATCTTTACCATATTTAACCATTCCTGCACATTAAGATTTGAACCTGAGTTCTGATAAGTACTGAGTGTACCAGTCTGTCCCGGTCCGAAAGTGCCACCACTCGTTACCTGTAAAGTTGATGCACCGCCGGATACCGCAGGAACTCTGACTCGTCCCATGACATAGTTAGATGTTGTATTTGTTATAAAAACTTCACGAAACCCATTTGCGTTTGAACTGAAAGTGACAAGACCTGTAATAAGATAATACCCATCATCCGGGACAGTGAAATACTGCACGACAGGAGTTTGGTCATTATAATTTGTTGCAGTATTGGATAAGGCAGATACATTATTTTTGGCATCTGACTTTTTTAAATATGTGTCTGGAATGTTATTACCATCATAATCTGCACTAGCACGGGCAACTCGTACGCCAGGATAAGTATCATTCTGCTCGTTGTGTGCAATGAGATCTATCATATTATCATTATTAATATTAAACATTGGCATAAGCGAACCCATAATTCCAGACCAGTCGCTTTTCATTATTTTAATAAAATACTTATTTGCTAAACCGCTGTTTAACGATGATATCGCCCCGGTACAAGTACCATTCCCAATCTTAGAAATGTCTGTCGTTCCAAGCATTTTATAGAGATACCGCACATTCTTGAACATCTGTGACACCTTTGCAAAAATTGAAGAATGTTTTTCGCCACTTGATAATTTTGGTACGCTTGTCCATGCTGACACTGATCCGTCTGCCACATCACTACTCGTAAAAGTTGCTGTATTCTCTGCTGTATCTCCACCGGTTGCCACTGCACCGACGTTTTCTGCTGTCAGTACCACATTTCCCCGACGGTATGATTTTTCTTTCACACCTTTCACGCCAGTAACCGGCGTACCGGCAAGCACATCCCACTTTTCATCCGATGTTTTGTAGATGTTTGCTCCCGCAGGGACTGTACTGCCCGCTCCCTCTTTAAAATCATCCGTGGTGGTAAATTCATCTGAAATATTGTACATCCATCCGGCATTGACATCCGCAAGTGCCGGAAGATCTGCAAATGCAACTGTTCCGTGTGGCTGCAATCCACCTTTAAGTCCTTCTGATATGTCTTTTGCCTGCTGATAGTAATACTTGGCATTGTCAGAATCCTCGCCCTCTCTGCTTCCTGTACCACCAACAGCATAACTCTGTGCCTTGGTTGCACTTTCTTCTGCAGATTCCGCTTTACCGATGATCTCCGCAGCCTTTTGAGTTGCAATATCTGCTTTTTCGGCTGCTGTATCAGCTGACTGACTGGCGGACGATGCTTTCTCCGTGGCTGTGGCGGATGATTCACTGGCGGATGTCTCACTGACTTTTGCGTTGCTTTCGGATGCCGCTGCCGCCGTAGCTGACTTCGCTGCCGCTGTCTCGGACACCTTGGCATTGGTTTCGGATGTTTTTGCCGCTGTTTCACTGGCTTTTGCGGCATTCTCACTTGCTTTGGCGTTTATTTCAGACATTGCCGCTGCCTGCTGGCTTGACTCTGCCTTTGCTACTTCCACCTTAATTTTTGCAAGATAGTTTGGCTCCAAGTGTTTTTCCTCGATGCTACCCTCTTTGACGATGGCAGACACTTTTCCATCCTTATCAATATAAAAAGCTACCGTATCAGAATTAAGGAACTCATACTGTGTAATCAGTGCCGACAGGTCTATGTACTGCTTCGTACCATCGATCAGAGTCAAAATAATCTGCTGTGTAGTCGGGTTATAATCGAAGTTGATCGCGATCTTCTCCATCTGCGTATCGATCATAACTTTGGAACCGTTCTTTTTCGTGATTGTGATAATTCCCGTCGATTCCTCGAATGTCACGTCTGCAACAAGAGTTGCTACCTCTGTTTTCGTGGCTTTTGTGGTATCAAGAGTGATTACACGATCATCAATAACGCCAATAGCTGCGTCCATTTTGTTAAGATTGCTTTCATTAAGCGGTGTTTCATCACTCGGGTAATTCTCCCAATTAATAGCACTATGCGCTTTGTTCATGGTCCTCACTCTCCCTTTCCTTTGCAAGCTTCATCTGCTCCCGTTCGGCTATAACATGTCTGTTTGCTTCTTCCTTAATCTGCTGCAGAATATCCTTAAACACTAGGTACTTAGCTTCGATTGGGACATCCTCACACAAATTTGCATAATTTATAATGTCGTTTTCAAATTCCCGAATTTTTGCATTTATCATAGATTTTCCACCTTTTCCTTTAACTGTTCTATCTCGTCATGCTGCAACTGCACTGTGGCAACCAGATCAGCAATCAGTTCCGTATATTTCAGTCCGTAATACTTTTTCCCATTGCTGTCTGAAAACGTTTTTGGACAAATATTCCACCCTTTTTCCGCTTTTTTCAAAACATCCTGTGCAATAAATCCATGATGGAACCCATCTTTTTCGAAATTATAACGATACGATTTTGCTCTTAAAGAATAAATAAACTCAGATGATTGCTTTTTGCTTAAATCTAAAATTGTGTTTTTTATTCTTTTGTCAGATCCATTAATTACTCCACCTCTGAATCCACCTACTCCGGTATCTCCGTCTAAATGGATCATCATGTGGTCATTATCGTTTGCGCCTTTATGCAATGAAACCTGATTATATTGAACCGTACATTTATGAACAGGACTTTCAAGCGTCCCTTCCACTGTTCGAAATCCATCCGTTCCCATCTGTACAAGTGTTCCACTGCGTTTAAATTCAATAAGGTTTTCTACAGACTCTTCCGCTTGAATATGCATATATCCCCCGGTCATTTCCATAGAACCTTTTAATTCAAGCAGTTTTGCTTTAATTTTGATACCCTCGGCTGACTGGTTGATTTCTGAAATGACGCTGTCTTTTGATACTTTCAAGCTGATCTGCTTTGATGACTGCGTAATCGTACTGGACGCACTCGATGAAAGCTGCTTAAATTTCTTTATCAGAGTCCATTTGTATTTTCCACTGCTTATTCCACCATCTGGTTCGCAACCATAAAACTTTCCAGTATTCTGATCCAAAAAACTGTGTCCAGAATAATACGAAGATGCAGGGTATGTATCTTGTGGATTCCCGAAACCACAATGTGTAACGTCATAATCTTCGGTATCCCATACTGTTAAAGAAGCACTGACTTCTGACCGTATCTTAGTTGCGGTCACCTCTATCTCTCCGGACAAATCGCCCTCTGCTTCGCTTGCTCTCGTAACTTCCGCTGTAATCTTGTCCTCATTAATTTTAATAGCTGCTGCAAGTTCAACTTCCTGCCCCTGTGCTCTTTTTACTTCTGCTGTAATACTGCTCGCATTTTGCGTGATTCTCGATGATAAACCATCCGTTGTATTTTTAACTTCTGTGCGAATTTCGGTTGCGGTCTGCGTGATCTGTGACTGCAATCCCTTCTCAACATCAGTTATCGTGCTCTGTGTCTTTTCAATGGTTCGCTCCAACACATTGCTCTTGCCTTTGAGCTTTAAAATACTTTTCTGTATTCCGTTCGCCCCGTTTGTCCGGTACTCTTCCCCATCCGCTTCCAAATCATCACGCAAAGCCTGTATACCTTTCAGGGTTCTTTTCAGAATATAGGACTCAATCAGTTCATATCTGGTCGGCAGCCGCACTGCATCCCCGACCTCAAGACACGGATTTCCTTTGCAGTCCGCTGTAAACGGGCGGTAAACAATCCCTCTGATCTTGGAAAGGATATTTTTTGCAATGCCTTTCAGTTCTTTTGTGCCTTTGCCATATACAAGAAAATTATCCTCGATCACATAGGCATTGTCTCCGGTACCCACAATCACACCGATATCATTCTTCTGCTCCCGGATCTGTAACTTATTGATTGTTTTAACAAGAAAATCTTCATACTCAGCCGTTATATATAAATCCTTCCCGATACGGTTGCTTTTCGGATCTCTTGGATACAAATTATCCGCCGGATAAAGATCATTCCTTGGATATAATCCCTGTATCTCCTGTTCCAGATAAATATAATGAAACTTCCCGTCACGCCCCATGTGCCCCATACAGCCATTGAGCTCACAAATACAGGACAACACTTCCTTGCCGCTCATAGATTCGCCTATGGTGCTCGATTCCTCTGTATCAGAACTTGTCTCACTGGATGGCGTGACTGCAACTGTTTTTTCAATAGACAAGCCGTCATTAACCAGTATAATGTCAGCCTGCTCAATCCCGAAGTGCTTAAAAAAGCTGTCCCGGAATTGCTTCATTGTGACCGGATCATAAACTGTAACAGTCGTAGTTTTTCCATCTTTATCTTTCTGCTGCTCTTTATGGGATGGAAAGACAGTGTTATACCATGCTGCCACATCTGCATTTAAAATGTCATAAATGGCATCATATGCAACCACATCACGGCACGTTCTGTCTGCCGTGGGCGTATCAGAATCAACCTTATATCGTCCGAACTGGAACGGGATATCTGCATGTCCATCAAGGGACATTCTTACCGTCATCCATCTGCCCTTCATTGGCAAAAATGTATTTGACACCGTGAATTTAATCATGGCGGCTTCGCATGATCCAAACGTCAATTCCTGTTCCGAACACAAACTTTCGGTCAATTCGAATTTTTCTTGGTGTAGCTCTGTATTTGTGATATTGATTTTTCCGTCATCAGATACGATGGATAATTGCTTATCGACCGTATCTTTTTTGAACAAGTCGCCATATTTATAATTAACCACCGTACACACCCCCTATGAAAGCAAGCCGAACTGAATTGTAATGAATTATTCCATCATATGTTCCGTATATCGTAGGCTGAAAATCTGCCATATAGCCGTACTGCGTCACATAATCGTCGTATTCCGGGATATACGCTGTGATATAGCATGCTCTCCCTGTCGCATTTGTGAACTGACTTCGAATATTGTTTAAAACCTCACTAAAAGTCTTATTTGTCAGCATTGCCCGTGTCTCAAACTCCACTTTTAAAGCCTTTAATTCCACGGCATTTCTATGCAGATAACCGTTGGCATCCGTATAATCATCTAAATCCTGCATATTAACATATGGACTATATGATTCCGCTTTCATAAAAGACATTGGCACTGTGTAATTTCCAATCTTTAACAGCCATCCGCTGTACGCCATATTTCCACCACCTAACTGTTTGGGTTTGCGGCTGTCTCAAATGACAGTCGGTAAAATTTGTGCAAAAATAGCACCTACCACCAATTTGATAGATGCTACTTTATTTTCTTGATCTATTTTGTAATTACTTCGATATTGGGCGATTTAATCACAATTTTCTCCGGTGTATGAATTACTTCCGTGTTCCCATATGTAATCATGATCTCTAATTTGTTCATAAAATTTCTCCTAAATTTCATACTCCGGGTATGCTGCTTCCCAAACATTCCTATGGTAGGTATTTACCTCTCCATAATTTGCATCAAAAATCTTTTTCACGCCATATCCAAGTTCAATGCTCTTTTCTTTGAGTTTTCGCCAATTAAATGTTTTCCAGTCCACACCGTTCATTGCTGCAACACGCTTAATAGAATACCAGTCTTTGCTATAGTCAAGTTCCTGCTGCAGCTTTTCATTCTCCTGTTCTGCAATCTGCCTACGCTCTACTTCATCCGCATATGCCCGAAGTGCCGATGGAAAATCTTTCGGGACCTGTCCCCTCTCCATTTCGTTAAAACGCTTTACATATTTTGCTGTGAATAGGATACCTTTTTCTCCTGTAAACTTATTAGCAAGAAAATCACAACCAATCTTGGTAACTTCATAACACGGCATCTTCTTGTTTTGCCCTGTCAAATACGTTGATTTGATGAAATAATCGGTAACGGAAATTTTCCCTTTACCTAATGTTGGTATAATTCCTGCCTGTTTAGTGCTTCCGTCTGGATTTGTTGTCCCTTCCAATTTTTTTAAAATCTCATAGTGCGGAACTTCCATCATTTCTGCAATTTCAAGTGTTGTTATCGTGTTCGTATTGTTTTCAAATCCAATTTCATCTTTAGTCATAAGAGCTTTGTATGCCATATTTTCTATCTCCTAAATTTCCGAGCCTTACATTTCGCAAGGCTCAACCTTTAAATTCACGTGCGTTAGGAACATACCCTAACAGGAGTTACACGCTATATATTCAATCCATTCGGATGAATTTTCAAACAAAAAGACCACCAAAGACTGAATTTCTTCAATCTCTGGCGGTCACGAATCCGTACCTATTCCTCATAGGCTTGCAGGACGTCCTAAATTCTTTAGGTCTTACCTGCGTGATTTTTAATTACTGAAATTATATATTTTCTATGTGTGTTTGTCAAACAGCTAATTTGCAAATTTTATCAGCAATTTTCACAAATTAAACAATTCTGGGCAAAAACGCTTGCTAGAATACTTATCCGATCTGTTAAAAATCAAGGAATACAAAAAAGACACCTCTTGAGGCGTCTTTTTCTAATTGGATTATTTTGTTTTCTTATTTTCCCCTGCTGCTTTAAGTACTCTCCATTCAGGATCGTTGCTAAAGTTTTTTCTTTCTGTAATTTTTGCTAATTCTTCTTTCAACTGTTCATTTTCTCTCTCTAATTTTTCTATTTTCTTTTCATGTTCTCTCTTTTCTTTAACAAGTATGTTTTTATCTTTTTCCAACTGATCTGCATAAATAAGTGCTTTTGATTCTCTGTCATATAATTCCAAGTTTTTATCAGTTGCCTGTTCTATTCTTTTATTTATTTCCCTGATTTCCCATTTGTGATTTTTTTTATCTTGCGTCATCTTAATTTTCAATTCTTCTATCGTTTGATGTGCTTTATTCAACTTCTTTTTGCACTCATTTAGTTCTGATTCAGACTCCCTATTCTCCATCGTAATTCTCCACATATTAAATCCAAATTTATATGAAAGTGTAGCCACAATCATTACATATAATTTTATTTATTTCATATGTTTGATCTTTTCTCAAAATCTTTTCCTTTTTATTTACTAAAGTAAACGGTTTAAATGGATTTAGATTTGCAGTGTATCTTGTCTTTGTTTTTCCTGGTACAAATTTCTGCTCCGTATAATGAGAACAATTTTCGCTCCCACATCTTGGACAGTAAACCTCTTTTTTTTCTCCGAATAAAGTATATTTATATATACCATTAAATCCCGTGTTTTGAGATCTTTCAACAGAATTTCTTAAGAATAATTTTCCAACACCTGTAATCTCTGGCTCTTTTGGGCGTTCCCACCCTCTATCATTTTCGTTTTCTTGTTCGTATGATTTATAAAATTCACTTTTCCCCGCAGACATTTCATTGTTTTCGTGTTGTTTCAACGGAAATCCGCAATTGATACACATTTCTGCTTTGTCTGAAATTTCTTTTCCACATTCAGGACATTTAATCAACGCCATGTGTTACCCTCCTGCCACTTGTAATAAAATGATTCTACCACAAGTGGCGGTTTTTGTCATTAGAAACTATATGCTTCTCTGCCCGTTCTATTAAAATATTCTCTTGCGTATTTTCTAGCACTTCTTCCTATCTGGTCTTGTGTCACACCAAATTCTTTTTCGAGGATTCCTTGCAATAACTGATTTTGCTGTTTAAGTAACGCAATTTCCTGCTGTGACGTACTGTATACAGCATCACGAATACCTGTGATCTCCTGCCCCCCAGCAACTGCTGTCTTTCCTCCAACTGTTCCAAGGATTTCCGGTACGCCGTTTTCTCCTGCCATAAACATGCTGTACTGTTTTGGAAAACCTCCTGCGGCGAACGTTGGGATTTTTCCAAGGTTAATATTGCCAGCTTGAATTATTTCTTTTCCACCAATATTTACAGAATCCCATGAAAAAGACAGTTTTGAATTAAGCCACGTTGCAAAATTATTCCATACCTGCTTAATTCCTGCAACAGCATTATCAAATGCCTGCTTCAATCCGTCAGAAATGCCACTGAATGTCCATTTGTCTTTCGTAAAATACGGTGCGACATGATTTGTCCACCAAGAACCAATTCCAGATGTACTCCACCAGTTACTAAATTCGTCCCATTTTTCAGAAAGACCTTTTTTCATTCCGTCTCCCTGTTCATCCCATTTTTCTTTTGTAAACCAAGGTTTTACATGATTTTCCCACCAGTTATATATTCCTGTCTTTTGCCACCAATCGGAAAACTCATCCCATTTAGCAGATAATCCCTCTTTTATTCCATTTCCTACTTCCATCCACTTTTCTTTTGTGAACCACGGGAAAATATTCTCCTGAATGTAAGTTAAGGCTTCATTCCACTTTTCTTCTATTTTACCTTTTATTTCTCCTATTTCTGTCTGTATTGAAAGCTTTTTTTCTCCCCAATATTCCTTTACATTTTCCCACCATAAAGAAATATCATTTTGAGTAGTTGTCAATTTGTTATGAACTGGAAGTTCTACATTCAATCCCCACCATTCTTTGACATTGTCTTTGAACTCGGAAATCTTCTCTTGTAAATTTGGAAGGACGACATCTGCTCGTAAATCTACATCATCTAATCCGTTTATATTCTTCCATTCATCTATCCACGCCTTTAGATCAAAGCTGTCAGGTACATTTAATTTATTAGGCATATTATCATTGAACTCATTTAGTGCTTTTTGGAAATCATCTAATGATTTGTAATCTTCCTTTTTAGGCAGATTTTTGACAAATTCATCAACATTCATTCCATTTCCAATGCCTAATTTGTCCATCACAGTATCATGGCTCAAAACTCCACCGCCATATGCATTAATCCATTCAAATGGATTAAGAAGTTGTTTAAAACTTTCCTGAAGATATTGCAGAAAACCGCCTTTTTCATACGCTTTTTTTAAATTATTAACATCTTTTTTTATGCTATCTTTTCCAACCGTAAAAGATAACGTTGCCACTACTACAGCAAGTGAAATAGGAATTGCATAAGAGAGCAATGATTTTACCGCCGTTGAACCAAAAGCGGCTGTGAATTTCGCTCCTATTAATTTCCCAATATTCTCCTTGAGAAGTTTCCCTGTTAACAGTTTGCCTGCAAGTTTCAGGGCAAATGCTCCAAGAAGAATTTCAACTGTCTCAATATCAATGTTTGAAAGAAAATCTTTTACGCCTTTCCAAACATCAGACCACTTGATATTTTCTATCATGGTCTTAATTGTCTTGTAAACTCCCTGTACCCAAGTATTTATATCTTCTGCAAGTGCTTTAAAATCAAATGTTTTGAAGAATTTATTTATTCCCTCTGCCAGTGATTTTCCAAAGTTTGACCAGTCAAATGTCTGACCAAAGGAAAGTGTGGCATAAATTGCCGTGTTCAGTGCCCCTGCAATCGTCTTACCAACATTTCCAAACAGTCTCGGATTGATAAGACCATTAAGGAAATCTGCCAAGCCTTTGCCGAAGTTTCTTGCCTTGGAATAAATCTTATCCCAGTTGATAGACTCCATAGCTTTTGATAAGGCATCACTGATGTATTTTCCAAGTTGTTTCAGATTTTTAATATCACTTTCGTAATTTTTGAAAATGGTATCAGTCTTGACGAGTTTACCGCCACTGGCACCGCCTGATGCGCCACCGCCGCCGGAACCGCCCGAACCTTTTTTGCCCGAACCATCATTTGTGGTAATCAGTTTCAATTCATCAAACTGACGGACGCCCTTATTCATCTTGTCGATGTTCTTTGCCGCCTGTCCGGTATTGTCAGCAACATCGCCTGCGCTCTCTGCCGCATCTGAAAAACTATCTGCAAGACCTGCGCCGGAATCCTCATATTTCCATCCGAAGATTGCGCCTAAAGCGTTTGTAACCTTTGTAACAAAGCTGATAACAACCAGTAAAACGGAATTGAGTGCTTTTACGAATGGTTTAAAAGCATTGATTAATGCTCCACCAATAACACTGCCAAGCTGTTCAAATGACTGTTTTAAAATTCTTATCTGGTTCGCCCACGAATCAGCCGTACGTGCAAAGTCTCCCTGCGCTGTCTGCGTATTGGCAAGCACATACTGATACCGGAGCATTGTCTTTTCAGCCTGTGACATAGACGCAATATCAGAATCTAATCCCTGTTTCATCGCCCACTCTTTAAGGGTTGCCTGTGTAAGATCAAGACCGTAATCTCTTAATGGGCGTGTCTGTCCGGTAAATATTGCAGCTAAATCCTGCGACACAACATCCTGATCTATGTTATACAGAGATGCCATATCAGCAGTTAATTTTGTTAAATTCAAAGACACATCAGCCATGGAATCAGACAAACCAATATAGCCATCTGTCTGCTTATTCAAAAACTCATTGGCTTTCTTTATCAAACTGCTGTCAATTCCCATGGCTGTTCCCATTGCTTGGAATCGGCTTGCCGTCTGTTTCAGTGTCAATTCTGACATACCGAACTGACGTATAGAGTCCTGCGCAAACTCATTGACTTTCTTTGACATGTCCCCAAAAGTAACATCAACAACGTTCTGAACCTCTGTTAATGTGGATGATATGTCGATTGCATTTTTTATTCCCCTGATCGCTCCGTACAGACCAAGATAAATCCCCATAGAGGACAAAATCTGTCTTGTGAATGACTTGAGTCCGATCAATGCTTTCCCTGTGGATGTCTTAAATCCAAGGAAAGAACCGGAAAGGCTACTGATGCTGGTATTTAATCCAGAAATCGCACCACCAGACCTGTTGGAAAGATTGCCAAGTGCCTGCGTCATCTGAATGATATTTGAAGATACATTTGGTGCTTTTGAAAGCGTCTCAAACAGGTATTTGAGATTGTCAGCAAGCAAAGGTATATTAGTTACCGCACGACCGCTTGCAACGCTTCCAAGCCTTGATATGGACGTTACAAGATTACTCATGTTTGTCATATCAAAATTCAATGCACCTATCTTGTTCATTTGACGTACAAAGTTTTGTAACTGTGCAGAAAGAGCCGGTAAATTCTTTGTCGCCTGTGTAGATGCCTTGCCACCGATTTTTGACAACGCAGACACCATGCTTATGAGTCCGCTTGTATCAACAGCCTTAACACTTGCTATTCCAGATGCAAGATCTCTCACAGCAGAAGATATTCCGTGGATAGAATTTGCATCAACACCAGAAAATTTATTGAGTGCCCGCACCATTGATGTGATTTCCGAAGATTTACCACCTTTGAATCCGGTAGCCGCATCGGAAATGCTTCTGATTCCGCTTGCAATATTTGAAAGTTTTGCAGTGTCAAACGATATGCTTTCCCGGAGCCTATTCATGCTGTTTACAAGGCTTTCTATGGAATTACTTGCTTTTGCAGAGTCAGCTTTGATTTTTATTTGTAATTCATCAATGTCTGCCATATATGCACCAACTTTCTATGCAAAATAAAAAGACGGTAGGCTGTGACACCTTACCGTCCTTGATCTACTCTTTTAATTTTTCTCTTGTAACCGGTCCGCATTTCTTATCTACTGTAATTCCGACTTTTTTCTGGAATGTTCCAATACCGGTCGCCGTATCATTTCCAAGAATACCGTCCACATTACTGTTTCCCTTTTTATCTTTTTCATCCAGGCATCCGTGATAAATAAGCTCCGTCTGAAGCCATCTCACATCATCCCCTCTCATGCAAGGGAATTTTTTCTTTAAAATCCTTGCAGGTTCCGGGTATGGGTTTAAATGATCTTTTACATTTTTTCTAGGGTTTCCGCTTGTCACAATCGCTGTATGACCTTTTGTTTTTGTGACAATAACATCTCCGTTGTAAAGAACCATTCCTGCCGCATAACCTCCAATGTCATCAAACATGCCACTAGAAAGAAGTACAGATTTTTCATTTGCTGTGGTGAAATTTCCAACATCTTTTCCAGTTGCATGAATAATGCATGCACGTACCGTTGTGCCGCAATCTGCTTCTGTTTTTACTTTTGAATTAATACCATATTTGACAATTCCAAGCCGGTGTCCCTGACAGTAGCCAATATTATCATTATTGCACGCTGTAATCATTGATTCTGCCAGTTTATCCGCCATATCTTTTGTTTTTGGCCTTAACACATACCATCCTTTTTTATGAACATAAAAGTTTTGCATACTTACTTCTGTTCCGGTCTGATCTCCCGGTCTCCCACCGGTCAATTTCCCATTTTCATCATGTCTTGCAGATCCAATTCTAATTGACATATTTATACCTCCAAGTTCTTTTCTGGTTTTGGATGGCTCAACTCATAGTTTGACTGCATAATTTTGAGCTTTGCCACAAATAGCTCTCTCTGTTTCTTAATTTCTTCTTCCGTCATTTCCGAATCATATTTTCCTTGCTGTTCATTGATTGGTTTTTCAATATACTTTGATTTTGCTTTCCGACCGGCAAGGCAATGTTCTACTGCCACCGATACCGCAGACAATCCATATGTTCCAAACCACATCCACATCTCATTGTCTCTTTGCTTTTTATCTAAGTTGTAAGCATCCGCATAAGGCTGTAAATCAGCCGGGCAGGACGTGTCTATGTCATGCACAGTAAATCCGTACCCCTTTGTAACTAAAAGCCAAAACGGGCGGATTTCCGTGCAATACGTTTCCCATGTAAGCTCTCTCTGTTCTTCTACTTTTTCCTCGGAGTTTTCTTCTCCGCTTCTTCCTGCTCTGCTTTGAGCAGTTTTGATAAAAAACCATTTTCAAGCAATTCCGCAAGAAGTAACTGATAAAGCTCCTCGACATCCGAATCTTCTTCGTCAAAGTAATCATCAAGCATGGCATATACTTTTCCAAGCTGCTGTTCCTTTTCTCCCTCGTTTTCCGAATCATATCCAAACTCTTCTTTATGGAACTTCTGTGCTCCAACAAGAATTAACTCCGGCAGGAATAAAAGAATTTTATCAATTGCTTCAATATCTGTAATCTGGTCTAATTCTGCTACCTTTTTGATAATCCCGCTTTTGACGGTTGCCTCATATCCAAACTTGATCTGTAATTCTTTCTCGCCAAATTTTAATTTTGTCATTTTCTTTCCCTTTCTCCCTCTCATATAGGGAAATGGCAGTCCGAAGACCGCCCTGTTCTTTTAAATTGTTTCTTCAAGCTCTGGCTCGGTTGTCTGGTTATCGTCAGCCGATCCAACCGAACTATTCGACTGACGTGTTATTCCCCCGGTGTAAAAGCTACAGCGGTGTCCATGCCCTTGTATTCTTCAATGGTAAGATTCATTTCAACCGTCAAAAGTTCGTTCTGACCAATCTCCGGCTGTGGAATCTGCTCTGGCGGCTGAGCCACAACAAAAAACGCTTCGGTAAATCCCGGGATAATCGTTTCAAACCACATTCTTTTCCCGCCGGCAAGCGCCTTGTACGCTGTGATAAGTGCTTCCCACTCTTCCTTTGTGGCATCTGTAAGGTTTACCGTGATAGGGAAAGAGCCACCGGTATCTGCGCGCCCCTTTACATATCTGGTAATAGCATCTTCTAATGCAGATGCGTCAATCTGTTCCGGCTCAATGTTGATACCGCCGATTGCGTTAATTCTTGTAAGCTGTTTAAATGATGTAGGCTTTGTCCCAGCTGTTGTTTCTGTTCCATAGCCAAACGTAATGCCTAACGTAGACAATCCTGCTTCTGCCATTTTTTCCTCTCTTTCTACCGCCAAATAATGCGGTTATCAGACGCATATCTTTGCGCCCGGTGCATAAAAAATAGAGCCTTTCGGCTCTTTTACATCAATCTGTCGTTGGCTCCGATTATCCTCCGGAACCTTGCAACGCTTCTAAATTTTTTTTCGCTGTCGTTTTTAAACTCCGGCATTGCTGTAATTTGAAATCGCATCTGCTTAAAGGCATCGGCTAAAATAGCCATGATCCCTTTTGCATCGCTCTGCTTTGTGTTTGTAATGACGTCAACCTGTATTGTTTCCTGCACTGCATTTACGGATGTGCCCTCTAAATCTGCCCCACGTTCAAGCCCCGGCATCTCATGGATATAAATAGTCGGGAAAACAGGGTCTTTATCTAGGTTCTTTTCAACCGTTGTAAATGCAGTGTCAAAATTCATGCTTTTGTATTTCTTCTGGAGTTTTGGTTTTGCTATCGTTACAACATTGGAAAAAATGTTTGTTTCAAGGTCAAATACCCACTGGTTGCCTGCCATTATCCAAACACCTCCTTCGCTGTCTGTGTAACAATCTGACGCAACTCATTTGCGGTCAGATACATAAATGGTCGGCTTGGCATTCCCTCTGTAAACCACCAATCGCCATTGTCGTCCTGATAAAACCATCCATATCTTCCATCTGAAATCTGATGTATAGTTTTTCCACTTGCGTACTGCCACGAAACACCCTCCGGCAGTTTCCCATGATAAGGACTTTGCTGTCCCACAATTCCGGTTCCAAACTCAACAAATGCGGCATGGTCTGTACCGGCTATTACCGCCCATATCCCGCCGCCCTTAGTGCTTCCTTCGTATTCCACGTGAACACTTGAAATCAGTTCCGATGTGAATATTGCGTCAAGGTCAGCAATTTGCACTCTGGCAATCTCTACGCCCTTTTCCGCGAGTTTTTCTGCCAATAGCTGACATTTATATGTTAAGCTGTTTTGATAGGCTCTAAGCTCTTGTATTGCATTCTGAATAGACTTTTCAGACAGGCTCATTGTGATTACTTTCTTCCCCATGCCGCACCTACTTCACATTTTTTTGCAATAAGAACAAATCAACCGTCAATCCCTCGTCTGCAACACCTTTTACGATGTAATCAGCCGAATTTTCGTCAACGATTGTATTCTCTTCATCTTTGTACCTTACATCTGACCGTTTCCATACCAAAGAACCGACGTTCAATGGAAGTTTCCCTTTGTCCTCGACAATTTGAACAAAGTTTGTGGAATTGTCAACGCCAAACTCTTTTATAAGTGCTTCACTCAACTTATTGCTGATTGAAGAATAAAAAACCACAGGCTTCTCGTAACCTGTGGTATACTCTCCGGTTGTTTTCGGTATTTTGTTTCCATCTTTATCGAGGTAATAAATTACATTACCATCAGAATCCGTGTACGAAGAATATTCGATGTTACCATCATCATCCGTCACATATACCGGCACCTTGCCGCTTTGCTGCGAATAACTCATTTTTTGCTTATTGATCTCAAGCATTTCACTTCACATCCTTGCCGAACCGTTTCCACAGCTCAGAAAGCTTTTCCCATCCATACATTGCGACAAACGCAACAATAAATCCTGCAATAATAGCTGCCAAGATCATATACCATAAAATTGATGTCTGGATGTACTGCATGTATGCCACAAACGCAGCGACCGTGATTCCGATAGAAAGAACAAATACCAAAATGTCCGTTGGAATCTTAGAAAATACGCCTACACCTTTGATTACCTGTGTTACCACAGACACAACAAATGCCAGCGCACCAATGATTGCCAGAATAATTGTCATATTTGCAATTACAGACTGTATAATATCCATGATTAAACCTCCTTTTCATCATTAAGACGGGTTTCTATCCCGTCAATTCTGTGATGCGCCGATTTCACACTTTCTTCAACCTTTATAATTCTGTTGTCGTGAGAATTTATTTCTTTTCTCATCTCCGAAACTTCATTCTTGATCTCGGTCGTGTTGTTTGAAATGGCATCCAACTTCATGTTAATGCGTGTGTTCTCCCTCACGCGTTCTTCAAGATCCGTGTTGTCTGTCCTTTTGTTGCTCTTCAAGCCCATAAAGACGGAAAAACCAAGCGACAGCACGCTTATAATGATTGCTGTTGATATTTCAATCGTCAAATCATATACCGCCTTTCATTTTTATGGCACACCGCCCACCACCGCTCAATGTGTGCCGCCTGCTACGTTTTGCCGACGTCGGCAAAACGTAACGCACAATCTTCTAACCAGATGGAATCCCATACGGTTATAATGCTTTTACAAACGGAAATACTCCAACAAACAAGCTTTCCCTGTCTTTCCAGCTACGGCTTACGCCGTTTTCTGAATAACTTGCCATATAGGCTTCTCCTGCCTGTGAATGGTCGTACAAGGCTAAATTGACGATTACATCCTCAAACTGTTTCAAGTCTTCGGATATTTTTTCATCCGTGTAGCTTTCCGGGTAATTCCGCTTGCTTACCACTTCATTTCTTGCCTGCTTGATAAGCTGTTCGATGTAAGGATTATCTTCTTTCTGGTCGAACACGACAACATCAGAAGTAACACCATCTTCATCCGTAACGGTTTCAATATGAAATTGTTTCAGTCTGATTTTGACCTGCTCTAATGTTGTATATTCGTCCATTCTTCCCTACCTATAATCCGAACTGCTCGATCAAAATGCGTTTCAGTTCCGCTCCACTGATTTCTTCTGCACCCTCGATCCCATGTTCAGCGGCAAGTGCCTGTAAATCAGCAGTGCTCATTCTGTTAATCTCTGTCTTGGTGTACCCTCCGGAAGATTTCTCTCCCAGAACAATGTCCGGGATTTCATCTCCTGCTTTGTACCATTTTCCATTGCGCTTTACCGTGTATTCAGCAATCATACCGCACCTCCTACGCAACTTTCATGACAACAACGCTGTCCATGCCCTCAAAAGTAGGCAATCCGATCATTGACACAACGCAATGAGTGTTGATCGGATGATTTGTTGCGTATGTATACACCGAAATACCGGTTTCTACAATAGAAAGGTTTCCGTCTGTTAAACTTCCGCTTCTCTCTTCCGGTGTCTTTCCAAAGACATAATCTCCAAGGTACACGCCGGATGCCTGCGCTGAAATAACTCCTGTAGGAATAAAATATTTGGTGGCACCGTCTGCCGGGTCGATGTAAAGTTTGTCGTAAACTTCAATCTCGATGCCGTATCCTCTAAGATACTCTGTAACCTGCCCCTGCTGTAAACGAATACCTCCATTGTAAGCAGTAATTCCAAGCACCTGTTTCTTTGTGTCTTCTGCCTTAAGAACCATCTCCCACGTTTCTGTATTCATGCTAAAACGTGCAAGGGAATATCCGGTTTTCTTTGCAAACTCACGTTTAATCTCGATAAGGTCATCAAGTGGCGTTGCTGTTTCTGGTGCAGACCATTTATCAGTATCGCTTCCGGAAATATCCTTGTAATGATCTCTCTTGTGCGCCACTCCATTGTCCGAAGTATAATCAACATAGAAGCTCTTGCCACCAATTGTTACCTGTACTCTTGGAATACCATCAGATGGTGCTAATAACTGCCAAATCTGGCGTTCCGGCACTACTCTTGCGCCCTCAATCAGCATCATCGGTTTTTTGCTGATTTCTCTAAGCACCTGGTTTGCCATGTTGGAATTTTCTGCCGACTGGTAATTTGCATACTCCTGCTCTTCACGCTCTGTTACCATGTAAGATTCACGGTAGAAAGGCATCTCGTTCTGAATATCCGAAAATCCACCGACATCTCTTAACTCTGCCTGCGCATCAAAATTGGATGCCTTTAAGGATACCGGAAGACCGTTTTTCCCTTTGATAAATCTAAGTTCAAGGCTGTCCTGTTTTCTGGTTCCAAATTTCTGTCTACCTAAGTAAGGTGCAGAACCAAGCGTTTTTTTATAATTATTCCACATAACCCCAAGACTTCTTGCGGTAAATGCTTCTGCTAATGGTAATGCCATTCTCTAATACCTCCATTTTTTAATCAAAAAAAGTAACACGCGGTGTTGCTGCTTTTGCAGTTGCTTCCACGGTCACTCCGTTCGCTGTTACCTTTGCGCTGTCAATAGAACCCTGATATACATAAGTTCCAGGCGCATCTCCCATTGTTACGTCAACATCTTCCAGAAGATACCCTTTGCAAGATTCGTCATTGCTTGGGAACGGTGTCCCTGCCTTTGCAATCTTCTTTCCGTTTGCATCGGCACTTGACACCATTGTCTGCGGAACGATACACGCCGCACCCTCATAAGGAAAGAATTTTAAAATTCCTTTACTCTGTGTAAAGTCTCTTTCAATCGGTTTTCCCATAATTTACCTCCTATAAAACATAATGGTCTTTGGCTTCTGCACTTTCTGCAGGTTTGCCAAAACTGATTTTTTCTGCGTTCTCTACGTCCGCAGTTTTTTTATTTTCTCCACCTGCAGTACCGCCGCCCGGATTTTCAGAATTATTTGCAATCTCCTGTTCCTTTGCCTGCGCTGCCGCGGTTTCCTTTTCGGCTGTAATCTTTCCAAGAGCGTCATAATCAAGGCTTCCATTATCCTTGACAACGGATTTTGCCTGCTCTGCATTGATTTTTAACTTTTCCATCAATGCTTCGCGCTGATCTCTGATGGCGTTTTTTTTCTGCATATCTGCGATCTGCTGATTTGCTGTCTCTAACGCCTTGTTTGCTTTTTCAAGTTCCGTGAGGTTTCCTGCTTCCATTTCATCCAGCTTTTTCTGCAACTCATCTGCGCTGTCTGCCTTTGCCTTAAGCTCTGCTGCTTTTGCCTGTTCTCTCTGTACGGCACTGCCGTAATCAGCAATGATTTTTTCAACATTTTCCTCACTGATACCCATTGCAATTAACTCTTCTCTTTTCATTGATTACCTCCGATATGTCTTTACGAATTTTTGCGGTGCAACGACACCGAATGACACTGTTGATTTTTACGCTCACAACTTTGCGAATTTTTATAAAATAAAAACAGCCACCGATTACTCGGTAGCTGTCTTATTTTGCTGTTTATTTAATTGGTTTACAATTTCCTGTGCTTTTTGTTCCTGCTCTTCTGCATTATCAATTGTTTTCCACAACGCATCTATATATGGCTTAGACAAGAGGAATGTCTTTTCAGCATCTCCCCAAAGCCCCACCGTTTTAATGGCAATAAGAGGATGTATGCCGCACTCTAAAAGCTGATATAGTGTTTGCGACTTTGTATACATATTGTCTTGCGGGCTATGATTGATTTGCACATCAAAATCCCTCATTGACAATTTCAAATCATTGTCCTTAACGCGTATTACATTTAAGACAACTTTTGCAAGTCTCTTCTCTGCCGATTTCACAATTGGGTCTTTTAATTTTGCTCTTGTCTTTGAAAAATCCCATCCAGCCCTTAATGATACTGCTCCTTGTGTATCTCCTCCAGAGTTTTGGGACTCTCTGTTTGGTATTGCTAATATTGCCAAGGCATTGTCCCACAAATCATCTTTTGCCACCTGACACTGGCTCTGATTTAGTTCCTGCGTCATAATCTCAACATCGGCTTTGTTATCCTTGTTATTGGACTTTACCGTCAAAGCATGGCTCATTTTCATCTCTTCAAACGTTTTTTTGTCGATTTCACAGTTCACAAACTTAACCCAGTACTGAACAAACTGCTCAATTCCATCCATTCTGTTTGACTGCATATTGTTTATGGCATCCAAAATACCTATGACAAGCTCAATATCAGAAATTCTCTCATGATTATTTGGAAACTCAACAATAGGTATACTTCCAAATGCATGCAATTTCCATTCAGAAACTACTCCGTTTTGAAGTTTACATGAATAGTTGTCCGTATAGCACAGTTTGTACCATCTTCCATCTTCGTCTTTAAGCTCCTGCACCGCAACCACCGGTTCTTCCGTGCTCCGATTATAAATAACACACGTATTCATTGGAGTAGGCGCAACAATTTGAAATGGTATTTCTCCATTTGCAAATCTTACCGCCTTAAAAGATGTTCCGGTTGCTGACTGCCACTCTCCTGCTTTAATGTCTTTTTCCTGTTTATTCGCATCCACAAGATAGTCATTCAGCGCATCCACTGCCCGATTAATTTCATCATCATCTTTTCGACTGATAAACTGTATTGGCTCGCCATATGTCTGTCCTACTTTGAACTGAACAATCTCATACGCATGATTTTCTACTATTTTGTTTGTAATATCAGCATTTTGTACCTTTAATCGGTATAAAATCGGCTGATCTCCTTTGTAATACCGCCATAGGTATTCTATGATGGTTTTGTTGTAATAATAATTTCCGATGCAGTCTCCAACCACCTTGACAATATTGTCTTTTGTGATAGTTTCAACATCAGTATATAAAATTTTTCGCCCATAACATCCCTTAACAAGGTCTTGGAGAGATTTATTATTCATAATTGGCTCCTAAATAAACGTCATCCCACTGGATGTTGACCGGATTGTAAGAGATTTTAATTTCGTCTTTCCATTCTCCGGATAAAAAACAACTTTCTTGTGGCATTTCCTACATTCCACAGAAATGTTCATTGTTGAACGCCCATCGTGTGTGGCAACTTTTCTTCCGCAACGCGGGCAATATATTGTTTTTGGTGTATATACCATAAAATCCTCTTTTCTTTTCAAAAGAAAAAGCACCGGAGATTTCTCTTCGATGCTCTTTCAATGGGGGATGGTAAAGTGTTCAACTATTTGTTGACTTCTTCGATTATAACTATATCAGAAAAAAACCGGACATATCGGACAACTTTACTCTTTCATAAATCTATCGAACGCTTTTCTCACGCTGTCTTCTGTGTTATTGCCTCCTATTTGGTCGGCAACCTTATTCCAAGATTGATTTTCTAAAAATCTAAGGTTAATTATTCTTCTAATTCTGCTATCTTTTATATTTGCAATAAACTCTTCTACTTCATTTGTTTTTTCAAGAAGTTCGTTTTCCAAAATTTCGAGGGTGGTTTTTCTGGAATATAACAAGGTTTTTTTGTGCCTATATTCTGGCAATGGTATTCCTTCTATTTTAAAATGTTGGTTTCCACCATTTCCGCCAGAAACGCTATCAATAACCGTTCCTTCCTGTTCAATTTTTTCTATGTATTTTTCAAGCTTTTCAATTTTATTCCTTACTTCTTTTACTTCTTCTCTTAAATCTAAGTATTGATTTAAAATATCTTTGTTTACCATATCAATACCTCCTAAACGGATTCACTGCTGCTTCTACTTTTGCTACATTCCTTCCATTTGTCACTCTAAGCGCAAAGTTTGAAAATACATCCGGCACATCATCCAACTGCTTTTTACCGGATACTGAATATCTCTTAAGAAGAGACATCATTACTCCGTATGGCTCATTCGGCTTATATGATGATGGGTCTTTAAATATAACGTGCTGCAATATCCAGTTTGAGCACTGAAAAATCCTTGCTTCCTTATTTGTCTCCGTCGGTGTATCTGTGATATTGCATATCCATCCTTTTGCTTCCACTCGCTTGTTTACTTCCATTGCGACACGGTCCCCTCCGGCATTTCTCTCAAATTCACATTCCTGAACTTTGTTGTTTGTCAAAACATTTGCTGCATTTTCATACTGAACCTCATAATCTGCCGTGTTATCGCAAACACAATCCACGCAGTAGTAATCTTCTCCGTATTTTTGCAATACAGGCAGAACAAAATAGTCTGTTCCCTTTCCCTTTGTATCGCACTGGCCGGTTACAATCTCCGGCTCTCCATGCGGCAAATTAAGATACCGACGTATTTTATCTTCCGGAAACAGCAATCCCTCACGCTCAATCGGTTCCTGTTTGTAAAGGCATCTATATGATATGTCGTCCATCAATAATTGCTGGTCTTCAAAAAATTCTTTTGTAAAACCGGAGAACTCATATTCAAAGTTGCTTTCTCCTGTAACTGGGTCTACATCCGGTACCGCAATAACCTTTACTCTCGGATTACCCTCGTACATATTTTGTATGCGCCCTATGACGTCGTGTACGCTCCATCTTGTGGCAATATGTATTTCCTTGCAGTTCTTACCGTCCGTGTCCTGTATCTTTCTCTGTCTGGCATCTACAGCGTATTTATCCCACAATTTATCAAGGATAATGGGATTCATTGCTTCTTCAATACCGCCGATCATATCGTCAACCAGTAAAAACTTAGAAGCCCTTACTTTACCGGCATTCTTACTACCAACAGACGTACATTGTACGGATGGAAACGATTTGTACTTCCCGACATTAAACTGCTCCATTTTCGCATTTGTGCTTGTCACGGAAAGATTTGGGAAAATTTCATTCCATGTATATTCTTCTTCGTTTGTAACGATATCGTACACACCGTCATAGTACATTCTGGTAATATCACCGCTGTGTGAATAAAAGAGGCTGAAATCTCTCGGAAACCATCCGGCAACAAGAGCGTGAAACATTTTTTCAACCGTTGTTTTTCCTGCACCCGGGACAAGTGATACGCACAGGATGTCATATCTATCATCAATCATGCCTTGCAGCGCATCTATGAGTCCGATTTTTAAGAATTGCTTTCTTCTTGGCATGTAAAACCGCTCTTTAGGCTCTCTCTTCTTCTCCAAATACTGGAAAGCACTATCCACAACTTTGTTTTGCGCTTCTAAAAGCAAAATTCCGTAGTATTTGTCCAGAATTTCATAAGATACCTTGTTTTGGAATGAATATTTCTCTAAATCCCATGGTGTGCCACCTGTAGATTGAAATATAAACTGCTCCGTCAGTTCTTTCGCTCTGGCAGAAACCTTTAATCCATACTCAACATCCTTTTCCGTCAGAATGGCTACCCTTGCCGCTTCTTCCATGGCATCTATTACCTGTTCATCAACGCCATGCACCTGTATGTAATTTTCATATCCATTTACTGTGGAAATTAGGCTTGAACTTGCCAAAAGAAAAGCACCTCCGCAAAAGCAGAAGTGCCTTGACCTCTGCCTATAACTGTTTTAGGGTAGCGACTAACTCCATTTGTTAGCCGGTAATATTATTTTATTTTCTTATTATTGGTTCTTGCTGATATTGACAAGTCCACTCTGAAATATCGTTGTTGTCGATATTTTGTTTTGCTTTTTCTATTTTCTTTGAGAATTTACAATGCCACAACGCATAATTAAGCCTTGATTGCGAATAGTAAATGCAACATCTGTCTTTCAAATACTTTTTCATCTTCGGATAGTAAAACCACGATTTTATAAAATCAATAATCATTTCCATTCTCACACAACACCTTCCTGCTTGCTTCTCGTCAGCTTCTCTTATTTCATCCATAAATTTCTCCTTATCTACGCATAAAACCTTTTCAGCCACTTCGACACATTCTTTTCTCTTTTCGTCATTAGTGCATTCTCTGTCTGTGTTATATCGGCAAAAGGTCAGGTTGCATTTTTTATTATTAGGTTCGATAGGCTCTTGTTTATAAAAACATTCATAAAGTTTTTGCCTGTCTGCCTCGTTATTTGCCACAATAACAAGTTCATCTTCTAAATTGGAACAATCTATAGGCTCGCCGTTTCTACCGCCTATTTCGCGCGATTGTGCTTCTCTAAGTGCTTCACGCTCTATTGATTCAATTACTTCTGCCATGCTCATTCTTCAATACTCCTATCAAATCATGCATTTGAATCAGTAGTTTTTAAATATTCAACGAACTGTGCCCAAGCCTGTTCGCATGTTAAATCGCCAACAGGATTTTGAACATAGTATTCTTGGAAATATTCCCTGGCCTTTTCTTTTTCATCTTCGGAATATGAATCCCATTTAGAAACTCCAGATTTCTTTTTGAAAAATTCACATTCATGTTCACTGTCAGCAAATCCAGCACCAGGAATCCATTTTCCCGGATGGTTGCACATTTCAGCCATCCCTACAACTTCGTTTCTATCAAATCCAAGGTAAGCACAATCATAACACGTCATTCTTCCGCCAACTTTCTGCCGCACATCGGGCAAAATTCAATTTCCATTGCTATCGCTACGTTCATTCCATTGCTACAACATTTAGCATACTGTGGACATTTATCAATATGGCATTGAATAACATTTATATAGCCCAATTTTTTGATTTTAAATTCTCCATATGCAGTTTTATATGATTCTTTCCCATTACAAAAATCACACATTTTCAACACCTATCCCTGCATCTGTGATAAATAACTTTTCCTCTTACATTCGCTTCATATGCTCTTCCAAGTGACCGAACAAACAGATATTTCTTTTTCTCACAATCCATATAATCCAAGGAATTCATATATGGCTCCAATTCGTTTGAAAGCTGTTCCACAAAATCCTTGATATGCTTGAATGCCTTAATTGCCTGTTCTTGTATAAACAAAACTATTGCTTTCCATGTATCAATTACTTTTACGGCATACTCAAGAATCATTTCTCCTAATTTTCGATACCATAATTTGAACTCGACAACCATATATCCTTGCAATTCAATAACTTTTTTCTGATCTTCTGACACATTAAGATCCATACTCACACCTCAACACCATCGCATTTTACATAAGAACCAAGACCTTTAATGTAATGGCTTCTCGTATCTTCAATATTTCTGCAATCTATGACTTTCCCCTCGTCAATACACTCTTGCAAGTATTTGCATTTATCGCATTTCGTATCTTTCTCAATGCGCGGTGTAGGATATGCTTTTTGCTTTTTCTTGAATATTTTTTTAATAATTTTCCATAATCTCATTTCCGCACCTCAATCAAAACGTCAATCAGTTCTTCCAGTTCTTTTTCTGTCTTTTCTTTTGGAGTTTTTCTAAATCTTGTGGAAACATATTCCAAAATGGCTTTTATCTTCAAACATTCTCCTGGACAAGGAATATAATCATTTGGTCTCGCAGTTTCTTTGCAGATATACTCTGCATTTTCCATGCCAAGACAGGATAAACGACCGGAATATATGGGTAATGCACTGCATTTGAATAATTCAGCCTTAATCACTAAATGTTCTTTGTCGTATTCAAAATTCTTATCATGTGCCTTTAATTTTTCTTTGATTTCATCAAGAAACTCAACGCATTGCTTTGTTGAATAGCCAACATAAACAAATTCAAAATACATACTCACACCCCATTTTGCGTAAAAAATACCAACCATCGAATAGCGGCACAAGGAATCGAACCTTGTCATACCAAACCATGCCAACCGCTTTCAAATCTGCAATTTCTATTCACGGAAGGGTTTTATGTTACCAATGATACCGCTTACCATCCATACATCTTCCATCGACCTGAACTATTGCAGTAGTGCCAGACTAAGTGAAGATAAGGAATTGATGTGGCGTGGATTTGCACCACGCAGGAGTGTACAATCTGGTCATCTATGTTGTCGGTTTCAACCAATTCTCTACGACAATTCCGTTTACCTATTCCGTCACACATCAACACCCAATTTTGTTCGGGCAAACGCAGTGTGTAGGATTCGAACCTACAAGGCGAATAAACGCCCGACCGGATAGCAACCGGCTCCAATTCCATTATGGGAACACTGCATCTTGATGGTGCGATTTCTTAAACAACCCATCCATTACAACTGTCTACCACGCACCTGCCAAACAGTGTTTTTAGGGAGTTGAGTGAAATAGGGAAGAGAGGAATCGAACCTCTATTGTTTACCACTTGGAAACTGATTTACAGTCAGCCGCAACACCGCCAATCGTTGCCGCTTCCCCAAAACCGCCCTCAGACGGTTAGCAATCATATTTTTCGTGCCATGCGTTGCACTATCCTGTGTGATATCACAGAAAATAGGCTGGTGAGGATTTGCACCTCACATAACAACGACTTTCCACAACGGGTAACACCCTTAACAGGTTCCTTCATTGCCTTGTTGATTCAATGACTTGTTCCTAACCAAAGCGTGGTTGTCTTATGCTTAAGCGTCTACCTTTTCCGCCACAGCCTAATTGTATTTTTGACAGCTCAGGCACCGTGGGATAGGCACCCGAACTATCAATAGGAATCCGCCTGTATTGCTCGTCAGCAAATTACGGGACAACCATCATCCAACACCAAGCGGTCTTCCGCCTTGCCGTACTTCGCGGCAAACGCCACCGGACGGTCTCGCACCGTCCTTAACAGAAACGTCCTAGTGGCGAAAGGATGTGTCATGAAAAACACCAAGAAGGAGAATTTACGGAATGGATCGTTAAACCCATTCCTCCATCGGAACGGCAGGAATTGAACCTGCGACCGCTCGGATATAAGCCGAGTGCTCTGCCAACTGAACTACGTTCCGCTACGGCATATTAAAATGCCGCAATGTAGGATTTTTATCTTGTAAGCAACTCTTACAAGTTGCCAGTAATTTAAAATTTTGTTTAGCTATACTGGATGCTCCGATTTCTCACTCTGGTGCTCTGCGTCGCTATCCAGATTGAGTAAATCTCCGGTGCTGTCCGGTTCCTTTGATTTTGTTATATGTATTCTTTCCTCTGCACAAATGATAGGCAGCTGAAAGCAAATACCAAATATTGGACTATAAAACATTCTGTTACCTCCACATCAGAAACATGTTCAGCAACAGTAACATCACAAGTACCCATAATGCAATTGCTGTTTCTTTGTCTTTGGATTCTCTGCCAGATACAAATAGTATCAGCATAAAAATAACATCCAGCGTCGATATAATCGTTTTAATAATTACCATGGTTGTTTTCCTCTCACAAGTTTCTTTAGCAGGATTCGAACCTGCGAATACTGGAATCAAAATCCAGTGCCTTACCGCTTGGCGATAGCGCTATATTAACACTACTTTTCCGGCATGTAATAGACCATGTTATCAAATACAGTTATTCCCATACAAGGATCATTCATCTCAACGCATCTGATCGATATGTTTTTAGATACTGCAAACATTTCGGCCACCTGTTGTTTATCCATGTTTGTGCTAATAACTTGAAAAGCCGAAAATGCCTTGTGCATATCAGAGAATACTTCTTTTTCTCTACCTAAATTTGCATACGTCCCAATGGTAAACGTTTTTCCATCAACCATAGCAGTTATCATTCCATGATTTGCTGTGAATACCGCTCGGTCAAAATCAAGCGAAACGTCTTTGCTTTGTGATACTACTCTCATACTTTTCCATCCAATCTCTTTTTGTTTTTGAGGATATTTAAAGGACTTAGTAGTGCTGATTTTCTCAACCTATCAAACCCCCTCCCCCCTCCATGCAGAATCATGCTTTGAACATTGATAAATTGTTTGAATTGTTCGTACAATTCTCTGTTTGTGTTCTAACTATTCGTTAAACCTAAGTTTCTTAAACTGTTTAAACGAAAGTATGCGGCTCAAGGTGCTTAAACACTGGGCTTTAAATTGTTTGAATTGTCTATCACGATTTCACCATTATCTGGGCTTGAATTGTCAAAGTTGTCCGGCAATCTCGCACAATTCCCGCCTCCCAGTTTGGGGAGCTCCGAAGCTGTCAATGCTCTTGCTCTGGCTCCCTGGTCTCTTACGCCGGGCATATTAAAGCCGCAATACTTGTTGAGTGACGGCATGTAGTTCATCGGGTTTCCTTTGCCGGAAACTTGTAAACCTACCAAACTTTCCTCACGCATTTCGTCAAGTTTTTTGCAAATGTCGGAAGCCGTGGAACCTAGCCTTTCGCCATTTACCCAACCGTTAAGTGTATCTCTATGTATTCCGGTAAAGAATGTAAACCCAACAATATTCACTACTTTCTCGTAGTCATTACACAGGTCTATATATATATCTAATACCTCGTTAACCTTATCTGTATCATAGGCATTATTAATATTATTATCATCCTTCAGGTACTTTGGATTTACTTTGAATACATGCTCATAAATATATTTACAGCAGTTATACCATCTATTCTGTGATACTTTGCATAAATCCTCTACATGTCTCTCTTCCATCCAGAGATTTATATACATGTCAATATCACTTTTAAAAACATCAACGGTATTATTATTTATTTCCTGCATTTCAACTGCTGACATGTTATATATCTCCTCTCTCCAGTACTGGAATACTTAAAATAAAAAATGCAACTGATACAATCAGATCATGATGATCTCGACTGTACCGGCTGCATGAAGTCCGTTTCTTTCGGGACCTCGACGGATCAGCTCCGCCCGTTGCCCGAATGCGTTTTTAATTTAATAAAACAATATCATTCTATCATTTTCTTGTCAAGATATATTTTAAAATTAAATTTTAAGCCTGTATATTATATATTATTTATATAAATATACTGCTTTGTTTATAATATATATTTTTAATATTACAAGAGAGAATATAATCTTTCTCTAACTCTAGTGTCTTACTCTACGTTGCAAAAATGTTGCAATTTGTTGCAAGAGTGTTGCATTGCAACAAAAGTGATACTATTCTATCATTTTTACCTTGATTATATTCTAATTTGCACCTTTAAAATTTTGTTGATTTTGTACAAATATTTTCTATGTTTTTCACAAAAAAGACGGCTATTTTCATGCCGCCCTTTCTATTTATCTATGCTACTTTGTCAAGTATTTTTCTAATGTAATCAACACCTTTTTGAAAAACAAGAGTTTTAATATTTATCCGGATTTCTCCCGGTCTGGCTTCATATTTCTGTTCTATAACTCTAAAATATCCACAATCAATATATTTCTGATATGGTTCATTGTTCTGTTTCAAAATTCCGTTATTTCTAAGAATTTCAAAAAGCTTGTTTCTACCAATTCCCGGGAAGTTCAAAACCTTAGCGACCTGCCCTATATCAATAGCGTCTTTACTATCGGTTACGGCATCGAAAAATTCTTCTTTCGGCTTCATCCTCTCGTTTTCGGTCAAGAGCAATTTATTCTTTTCCTCAAGCTCTTGTTTTCTTTCCAGTGCATCAGCGTAAGCCCTTAACGCTGTAGGGTAATCTTTTGGAATTTCGTTTTGATCCTTGTTAAAATAGTTATCAACAAGTCTATCATACACATCCCAAGCAATATCATTGTTCAATGATTTTGCATGAAGGAATGCGCCTTTCTCTGTCCAGAGATACAGACGATTAAGATTACTAGGCAAATCGTGAATTTCACGAAACGCTCGGAGTTCTTCCCCGTCAAGCAAAATAAAATGTTTACCCTCTTTATACCGCCCTTTGTTATGATTAAAATTGTATGAAATCGTTTTACTATCTGTTCCGTACGCTTCAGCAATCTGCTGTGTTGTTAGTACGCAAATATTTTTATACTCCGTCACTGTTAAATTATTCATATATTTACTCTCCAATCAAATTCAATTATTTTTTATATCTTCTGTAAGTAGAGTTTTTCTCTTTCTTCTGTGAATTAAATTTGCTTTATCTGGAGTAAATAAAAAACTACCAAAGCGCCTATTTTGCGGCTGTTATCTTTGGTAGTTTAAATCTTGTGTTTTTCTGTATTATCAAGCTTTTCATTTACCGCTTGAATAATAAAACTGTTTACGCTTTTTGCGCCTGTTTCTAATATTTTTTCTTTCGTTCCTTTAGGAAATCTCGTTAGTATTTTGTCATAATTTTCTTTCTCGTATTTTGCAGTAGCTTTTTTTTGTGCTTGCGATACTGGCATCTACTCACTCCTTTCTAAATATATCGTATCTATATAATACAGTAGCGTTATTAATTTGTCAATAAAAATATATCGTTACGCTATAATATCGTAGCGTTATACATTTTGCACAATTCACTATATATCGTAGCACTATATTTTTGTATAATAATAGCATTTACTTTTATATATCGTAGCGTTATACTATAGCTATCAAGAGGAACACGAAAGGAGCAGAAAAAAACATGGATGATGAAACATTCAAACTTTTAAAAGAAGTTGGAGAAACCAAAACCGCAGAAGAATGTGGTTTCAAAAAATGGACACCAGAAATTGACAAACAACGGAGGAAATCAAAATGGTAGATAAAAAAATAAAGGATTTTACAAAAGGAATTGAAGAGATTGCAAAACTTCATCCAGCAGATCAGGAAAAGGTTTTTCAAATGGTTGCCGATCGAAACGGTGCCGCCGCTGCTGGATACATTGAAAAGAAAGTAAATGATTATGAAACAGCAAGAAACATGTTAAAAAAAATCTTTAAATAACGGGAGTCATGAACATGAAAAAAGTATTTACACCAGACGGGGAATATTTAGGAAGAACAATAAAAATTGAAACCACCAGAAACGGCGTTGAGATCACATCGCCGGGCGATTTTCCGGGAATGATCGAGAAAAACACTATCTATATTGGTTGATCTGTAGTTTATGAAGATGAAAACCGTGTATATATAAAATATTAGTCGAAACCGCCCGCGCGGCGGTCTGGTGTAGGGTTGCAACCTTGCCACTGATGAGACAAGCAAAAATATAAAATGAAAGGTGTTAAAAATGAAGATATTAGCAAATAAAAGCGGCTTTGTATTAGCTCATGATGAATACTATGGAGATTATTGCTTTGGTACAGAAAGAGAAATCAAAAACCTATCTATGCCTTGCAATCAGTATGGAACAAAGAAAGAAATAAAGGCAGAATTAGAGCGTTGGAAAAAAGAGGTTGATTTTGACAATCCAAGAATGCTTGAAGTTGAAGCCTTTTTTATATCTGTTTTAACACATTGCGAAAATTAGTCGAAACGGTGGAAGCTGCCGCCGTCTGCAGGAACTGCCCTACCTGCACCGATGAGACAGGGCGCATGATGAAAGGATGGTTGATTTTATGAAGATGATGACACTTGAAGAAGCGAAAGAATACACACGCCAAAAACTGGCGCCATATTATGACCCTGAAAAAATAGAAAATATAGTTAATCAATATGTTTCCGTGGCGCGTCCGGGTGTTGTCTTAGTTAGAAATAAAAATGTAGGACTTATGGAACTGTATCTATAATTAGCCGCCGCAGAGAATGCACGCCGGATCACTACCGGCGGCGGTTTTTACCCAAAAGGGATTTTATTTTAAGGAGGATTTATAAATGACACAATTAGAAAATTTGAAAAACCAGATCAAGGAATTAGAAAAATCATGTGATGAAGCGCGTGATAGAATTAAAAACGAGAACCTGCCGTTTTTAAACATTTATGAAAACAGAGCTGCATTTTTTATCAACAAAATAGAAATCCGAAACGTGACAAATCAGGGAATCCGGGTTTGTATTGTTTTTGAAGATGAAAAAGAGCTTGCAATCGCGATTAGTGATTATGCAGAGAATATAGCGTTTTAAGCCGGGATCGTCCCGGCTTTTTCCAGTGTCCGGATATATTGCAGCTTGACAAGATACACGCCCGGTCATATAATGCGCTTAAGTGAACACGTATAAGCCATTTTAAGGCTTGCGCAAGGCAATGCAGTGCTTTTATATATTTACAACACGAAACGTCTGTAAATCGTTTTTACGACGTTGCAAGCCTGTAAACGCTGTGTATCTTGCCGCGTTGACACTCCCCCAGATACACAGCCATGATGCATCCGGTAAATCACCGGGAAGCATCCGGGGCGCGTCTGGAGACATCACCGGCAGACCGCCGGGGTGTGAAAATTCTGATTTCTGATCTCAAAATCGAGCCATTTTCCAAGAAGAAAAAATTCAAAAGTTGAAAAATGAGATTTCAACTGTGAAAAGACAATATGCACAGTAAATTATTATGCGTCATTTCACAACTTGTGAAATTTGACTAATTCGCTCTCTTCTCTTCCTCTGACTCTCAGTCTGTTTCTGTTTTTTCTGTGATTTTGTTGTTCTTGTTCCCATTTGAAAATCCCTCATTTACTTTCTGGTTGCGTGATTTATAATTTACAATCTTTACATCGGTGTTTAATTCATCCGGTATCTTCCCGACGATCAACACTGTATGTGGCTGCAACATGTCGATCATAACTTTGAATCCCTCGCAAAACTCTATCCGTGCCGCCTTTGCCCGCACTCTTCCATTTGTGCATACAGCGATCACACCGCCTTTACTGTACCCGGCAAAGCAAAGATCATAATTGTCTTTGTCCGGGATGCCTACGGACGGTATAACACGGATCCCGTTCAGCAGCATATAATGTGCAAGCGCATGGTTCCGGTACACGTTATATAGATTCAAAGCAAACGGCATACCACAATCGCCTGTAGCAATACTAAAATCCGGCATACAGACCGAATGGAAACACTTCAAGTGTTCCATGTATTTATCCGGGTTATTCCACAGTCTTTGAAACTTTGAATCGTCAATATAAAAATTCACATTTAATTTTCTATGCCCTTTTATCTTTTGTGAAAAGCTCTCTCCAAAATCTATGGAGTCCTCCGGCAAATAATCCAAGCTGCATGCCGGGACAATCGGGATCTGATATTTTTCATCAAGCTCCGCTCCATAGATCATATATTCTTTCATAACATCAAAAGATGTATGACATCCATTGTACAATACTATCACCCCAAAAACATTTTACTATTTTTCTTCTTGACAAACAACTTCTTTTGTGAAAAGCAAAGAACGTGCGGCGTAATCACTTCTGCTTAGTTCATTTATCAGCTTTTCCCTTGTCATTTCCGGGTTTGTTCTGTGAATATACCGCAGCAATTCATCTATTTTGTCCACTATGCTGCCCTCCAATCAATGTTTGACATCAGATCATCCAAAAGATAGATCAAATCAGTACCGTACAGGCTTATCCAGTCCGCAAGATACTCTTCCTGCTCAATCGGCATATGAATGTTATAGGAAAAACAAAAGCAATGGCAAAGCTCATGGGCTAGTATTTTGCGCAAATAACCATTTTTCGGTTTATCTGAAACATATATAGCCCTGTCGTTCCAATCTGTCACAGCAAGGCTGGTAGAGCCATCAGAGCGCATAAGCTTACCGTTTGCACTGTGAACAAATTCTATTTTCCATTCAATACCATTTATTACAAACATATTTTACCTCCAAAAAAAGAAACCACCAGCCAAATATCAGCCAGTGATTTCTAAATTTAAAGTTATTCTTCTTGCTCTTCAATCAACAAATAATTAATGTACCTTGTTGCTGTTCCAGCAAGTTCTTTGCTGTAGTCTAGCAAGTCCATCTTGTACTCCGGTTTATGCCCATATGTGACTGTATAGAACTTTTCCACAAGTTCTAAGTTATGTAAGTCAGACAATTCCACAAGAATTTTGTGATATAAAAATTTTCTCGTCCATCCGAACCGGTCACAGATAATTTTGAGTTTCCAGTTATTTTTATTAAACCATTTACCACTCTCTATCTTTTTTACGATGCTCCAGCGTGCAAACGGGTCTTTCTCCGTAATTTCAGCCTGCGGATTTTTCAGAGCCTGTTCCATGTCGTGGAAGCGATTGATGTATTGAGCTGTGAAAGCCGTTCCCTTTACTCCGGTCAGCTTGTGCGCGATAAATTCGCATCCTTTCTTCGTGATGTCATAGCAAGGTCTGCTTTGGTTGTTAGCATCTTTATATGTATTTTCTCGAAAGAAATCAACCAACGCAATTTTGCTCTCGTTGCCCAAGCCAATATTGGCTTGGGCGATTTGCGATGTATATCGCCGTATATCTTTCAATAATTTGCCGTGTTCTTTCCCAACCATTTCCGAAACTTCCATACTGGTTAACGTCTGTTCTAATTGTTTCATATGAATATTGTTCATCAGCAAATCCCCCATTTCTGTTTGAATGAAAGTATCGTGTTCAAAATGAAATGCAAAAATTTTTCGTCCTGTATGTTCTGGATTTCCGTTATCAGCTGTTCTTTCATCTTGCACCGCCTTTCTTGTCGGATGCAAGGTTACTTGTAAAAATCCAGACACATCTTAAAAAGTGTTCGCTGATTACATTCAGATTTTTGGTAATTTCTTCAATATACATTTCTCTCATAGATTTTTCCTGCCTTTCAATTTTTTCTTGAAAAGAGATACTCTCTATGATAAAATATTTCACAGAGAGTTATCTCGGTTGATAAGAAGTTGTTTTCGTTGGTAGCGTGGCAACTTCTTATTTTTTTTGACCTTTTAGCTTTTCAATCCCCGCCCTTATAAGTTCTAATATGGAATATCCACTTTCTGATGAAAATTTCATAATTTCATCTTTTTCTTGCTTCGATACTCGAACATAAAGTCTTTCATTCATAGGATTGTCAACTTTAGGTCTGCCTGTGCGTGGAGACATTCTCAGCACCTTCTTTCTGTACGCACATTTAATATATAATAGTACGCACAAAAAGTCAATACCTTTTTGAAAAATTTCCAAATCCACAAATCACTAGCTGATATTCAGTTGTCAATGTTCAAACAAACAGGGGCATTGCTGCCCCTGCCATTACATTTTGGAAACAAGCGTTGACAGCTTGCTCTTTGTCATTGTGCGCTCTTCCGGCGTCATGTCGGAGATAAGTTCCGCCATATCCTCCGAAAGCTCTTTCATGTATTTTTCAAGGTCATGCATCTTTGCGTCCTTGTCTTCTGGCGTATTGCCTTTGTGAAGCTCTTTGCTTTCCATGTAGCTTCTGCGGCTCATGCCGCTTTTGCCCTCTCTGCGATCACGCATTCCACCATCTGGTGTCATTTTAGGCTCGGTATAATACATTCTGCCGGAAGAACGATCCATATCACGGTCGTGTTCCATTTCCCGGTACATTTCCGGTGTCATGTGCCAGTACGGAGGTTCGTCATATCCTCTCCGCGTTCCTCTTCCCTTTGGCGCAAATCTGCCGTCTGCATACCGGTAACGGTCATAATACCGTCTGCCGTCTCCGTAACGCTCAAACATTTCCATTGTTTCATCTGCACTGGATTCTTCCATTGCTTTCATCAATGTACGATAATACATTGCTTCTGCAAGGTCTTTCATCATATCTGTAACCTGTCCCATTTCACACGGGTCTATATTTTCAATTCCTTTGTCAATTTCGCATTTAGCACATTCAGACAGTTTTTCAATCATGTCGTGCATTCTCATAATATCCATAAAACCGCCCCCCCTATGCTTCCCGGACCGCAATTAAATTGCTGTTCTGAACTTCGATTGCCTGCGTAGACGTATTCTGTACCGCTACCGTAACACAACAACCGCGAGGAACGTCCACATATGCCTGCGCCGAAACGTTAAAGAAGTTTTCAACTGCCGCCGGTGTAACAATCATTCGAGTTGACTGCAACGGTTCTCCGTCAATTGCAATAGCCAGTGAAATAGCTTCAACTGTGCCACCGGTAGGAATTTGAATGTTTCCGGAATAAGATACCAAAAATCTTGCCCGGCACTGATTTGTAAGTCCTCTTAATTTAACAATGCCACTTCCCTGTCTATGAACAATGCATTTTGTTGCGCATACCGGAGTTTCTGTAAATGCTACATCTTCTCCCTGCGCGACAGTTTGAATTGCAATTCCTGTAAATTCTGCCATAATTATTTACCTCTCTTTCAAAAATAAGGGCAAACATTATAGTCTGCCCTTTGTGTTTATAAGCAATACTGCACAGCAGACATAATCGAGTTAAACTCAATTAAGATACTCAATTATTCAATTTTGTGTAGCAGCTACTTTTAGCAGCTACTTTTAGCAGCTACATCCTGTGTTGCATCCACAGCCATACGCATAAGCGTTAGGATTTGGAACAACATATGCCGGGATTGCAGCCGGATTTACAGCGTTGATGATCTGCTGTGTCTGCGCTGACATTGCGGTAGTGAGCAATGCAGACTGGCGATCCTGTGATGCAGCTCTTCTTAAGTCATTATTTTCTGCCTGTAAGGAAGAAATCTTTTCCTGACACAGGTAATCAAGGATTGCCCTTGTTCCTGCCTGCTGGCTGTCGATAATGTCTCTGGTGTTGCTGTTCATGGTGTTCTGTAATGCGCAAGTGTTCTGCGCCATATTGTAGTTCACACCCTGGATAGCTTCCCTGGTCTCGCAGCAGCAATTAGCCAACTGGGACTGTAAAGCATTCTGCGCCTGCATAAGTGTCACGTTTGTGGTATTAAATCCCTGCTGTGTCTGGTAGCCAAGGTTGCAGATTGCATTGTCTACACCATGGAAACCGTTCATAACGGCGGTATTCTGTGCGTAAAATCCATCACAGAGACCATTTGTAATACCATCTAACTTTCCGATGATAGCCTGCGTGTCAAAACCACGCTGAATTGCAGAGTCGGTGTATGCAGATGCTGTCGCTCCCATACCTCCGTTTCCTCCCCAGCCATTGCCGCCAAAGCCGCCCCAGCCAAAGATCATAGCGAAGATAATGATAGCCCACCAGCCATCGCCGCCCCACATACCATCATTGTTTCTTCCGTTTCCTGTCACTGCTGCAATATCAGCAAGACTAGGCATTGCATTTCCATTAAACATTTTGTTTACCTCCATCTGATCTATTTACAAATGGGATAACCGGTTATTTTGCGCGCACCCCAAAATGTACTAATGATTAAACATGCTCATAACTTTCTGTTTTGCTTCATCTACCGTAATTCCTCTTTCTTTACAGAGATTCTCTGCCATTGTCTTAAGTCCACCTGTATCTCCGCTTTGATACATTTGCATGGCATTTTTTGCCATAGGATTGTTTTGAACCTGCGGAGAATTCATCATTTGATTTAACAATAATTGTGCCGGATTCATTCTGGATCACTCTCCTTTTTTACCTGTGAAGTTTTTCTTTGACTGCTTGGAATTTTATCTAATCGGTTTTCTATCTGTTCAATCTTCCCAAAAAGTTCATCAAACTTCTGCATAAATGCACCTGTGCACTCGTCTGATAGGTCAAATTTCAATTTTTCAGTATCATGCGATAAATTGCTAACAGTATCATGCGAAACTGGCTTAAAAACGATTGTGCGAATTGTGCCATCTGCGTTCCAACTTTTAGCGTATATTTCTGTCATATCCTGTTTTGGGAAAAATGCAACGCTGCCATCCATTGGCACATCATTGGCAGTGATGTTTTCTACCGCCGGAACTACTTTTCCATTTATGCCAAAAGTTTGAACCGGGATCTGCTGCTGAATTTGCTGCGGTGCCTGCATATAATTTTGTGTATTATCAATGCGTGGCTGATTCATATACGGATTGTATGCGTACTGCTGCCCGTATTGCTGCATCTGCTGATTATAAATCGGATTCTGGTATGCTCCGCTCATATTCATCCTGTTTGACCTCCTCTAAAACATCTTCTATTGCGTGTATGATAGACGACTGCGTTGACAAGTCCAAGGACTGTAACTCTTTTCTGGCAAAAATTTTTTCAAGAACTTCATCTGAAAACACCACCATCCCTCCCTTTGATTATATTTTTGCATAAAAAAAGACGGCAAAACCGTCACGATTCCGACAGTTTGCCGTCAAAAAATACAACAAAAAAAGAACGCATTAAGCGTCCATACATCCGTTCGTGTTACCTTTAGTGTTACCTTTGATTTTGACCTTTAGAAAAGACACCATTCAAAAACTCCTTTCTTTCAGTAAAATCAAGGCTTCACAAGGTTTTCTTAAACAAAAATAAAGTAGCGGAAGGGAGATTCGAACTCGGTATCAATTCTCTCAAACCCGCATAAATACTGAATTTCTTTATCTCCAAAGGTGTTACCTCGTGTTACCTTTTACATTGATAATGCTTTTGCAATATATTCCTGCATTTCACTCTCTGTCTTGTTATTAAAATAGTAATGATCGAGAGTTGTTCTGATATCTGTATGCCCCATTTGTGTTTTTATTACCGATTCTGGAACATTTCCATCTATCAACTTTGTTGCATATGTCTTTCTTGCCTTGTGAATTGAACGTTCACCAATTCCTATTCTATCACATATCACATATAGCCGCCTTGTAAATGCCTGACCTTTTATTCGTTTACCGTTTTTCATAAAAATATATTGCCCAAATGGATTGAGCATTTTTATTTTTCTCATAAGTTCTTTGGTATCTGCGGTAATTATAACATCTCTAAACCCGGCATCACTTTTAGGAAAATTTTGAACATCAAATACATATTTGCCATTATCATCTCTATATCTTATTTCTGTCTTTGATATATGTATCTTATTTTCTCCGACATCAGACCATGAGAGGGTAGATATTTCCCCAACTCTCAATCCTGTTTTAAATGCCAAAATAATGCCAAGTTCTATCAATGTAGGCTCATTTTCCATTACAAATCGTTCAATTAAAAGTTCCTCATCCTTAGAAAATACCAATTCGCAGTCTGACTTATGGTTCTTTTTAAATGACTTTTCCGAAATTTCCAAATCACCCATAAAACTGGTTATGCTCAGGCTGGTATAATGTTTTTTCTTTGCATATTTGAAAATTCCGTTAATCAATATCCGCATATCAGAATAAGCTTTTTGCGTAAGTTCCAGTTTTGAAATAGCTGTTTTTATGAATGATTCCAATATTTCTTCATCAATGTACCGGATTTTTCTATTTGCAATCGGCAAATACTTATTTTCAAAAAATCTTTTAAAATTTGTCTCGTACTTGTCCTTTGTCTGTCTTGTTATTTCACCATATTCAAGTTTTTCAGAAATCCAATTAGAATATACCTGAATAACTGTAGGTTCATCCTCCTTAGCTTTATAGAACTTTACTATTTCATCTTCAATTGCTTTTTCAGATGTTCTCTTTACAAGTCTCTTTCCTCTCTTATTATCTTCATCTGGCAAATATGTGTAAAACTTTCCATCTTTTCCTTGCCAAATGCTGTAAGTGTGTTTTTCAATAAATTTTTTCCTTTCGTTCATTTCAATTTTTTTCTGAATGGTGTCTATGTTGATAATACCATTTTCGATGGCAATATTCAACAACTCACTATTTGAAAGATTTCCCGTTTAACTCACCTTCTAACTTTTTTACTTTCTGTTTAATATCAAAAATTCTTCTTTCCACTGTTCTTGTTGATACGCATAGTCTCATGGCTATTTCTTTTGAAATAAGTCCACGGGCAAGAAGATAAAATATTTCTTCTTCCTGCTCCGTGAAATTGGCGTTTTCAATAATTGTTTCAAGCTCTGGCTTAGTCAGTTTTGAAAACTTCATAAGCCACTATCCTCCAATATTTTATTCTTCTCCCTGCCAGATCTTCGGTGTACCATCAGCATTTAGCATAACGGTAAGACCGCCGCCCGTGCTTATTGTGATATATAAATACATCACTCCTGTGTCACTATCTGCATAAATAAGATATTCTTGTCCACTTCCCACCAGTACCATTGTGTTTTCCTGTCCCGCACTGACATTTGCTGTATCACTGCATCCGGCAATCAGAAGTGTTGCTGTTATGATGGCTGTTATAAGTTTCTTTCGCACTGCATTAGTCCTCCGTATTTTCCTCATATTCCTCTTTGCTGATGGTCCTGATGCATTCCTCACTCACGCCTAAACTTTTCGCCATGTTTGCAATGGTTCTTTTCACATAGTCGTATGCACTTTCTTCAAAAATCCTTGGCTTTTCTTCTGTGACTGTAAAACCTATATTCTGCTCTGCATATCCAACGGAACCCTCTCCGCCAAACATTTCTGAAACCTTAATTTCAAAGTATAATGATATTCTGATTTTCATTTCATTCATTGTTTTTCCTCATCTTCTGCTGTCTGTATCATGGCAGCACCTCCACAAAATTTAAGGTTTACGCAAACCGGAGCTGTCCGGTCTGCTCTGCTTCTATCTGCATATTTGGCATACGTTCCGCTACGCACAGTTCCGAAAGATTTGCTCTGACCAGTGCTGCCGGTATCGGTGGACACACAGCATTGCCGCAGCGGCGCACCTGTTCACTTCTTGGATATGTCTTTCCGGTATAATCATGGTCGATTATATAATCATCCGGGAATCCTTGACATCCGTATAGTTCTCGTGGTTCCAACATCCGCAGCCCAATATCTACGATTTGATAATCGACACCCTCTATCGTAACCAATCCGAATCTATCCCTGGCTGTCACAGTATCAAGCGGCTGTTCTATATCCTGCCCTGTTCCCTGTCCATAGTATTTAATCAGAAACGCTCTGACCTC